GAAATAAGAGTTCCAAAAGCGCTCAAAGCATTTCCAAAACCTTCTCCTAGCTTTTTTACTATATCTGGAGCTGTCTTAAATATCTCATTAAGCTCGCCAGTTGCATCTTTAAGCTCCACAGTTTTTCTAAAAGCTTCTGCTTTCTTTTCAATAAACTGGGAAAATTCTATTGTGTATGGGATAAAAGCAGCTTGAAGAGTTACAAAAGCTGAAGCAAGATCAATAAATGCTCCACCCAAAGCATCAAGAATAGGGGTAAAGGAATCAAATAAATCGTTTATTTCTTTTTGTTTTCTAGCTGATGTAAATACTTCTGCAAATTCAAGAGATAGCTCTCCAAGTTTTCCTGCAATTCTTACTAAAGCTCCTTCTAAGCTAGAAGGGGAGTTCGGGTTTAAGTATGTGTCGTAAAGAAGTTTTACTGCTTCTGTAAACTTAGGAAAAAATGCTTCTTGTAGTTTTTTACGAAGCTCTTCAAAGGCTTCTTTTAAACTAATAATATACTTAACAAAATCTTGAGCAGCTGGGGATAGTTTATCTAGAGCAGCCTTATACTCATCAAAACCAGATCCTTTAGCAGCCGCAGCTTGAGCCTTAATTGCAGCTTCAACTTCTCTATTAGCAAGCTCTAAAGCACGAAGATTTTGACGATCTACTTCTCCACCAGCTGTTACTGCGTCTTGTGCTTTTTTAAGATCTTCTAAAGCTTCTCTATAAGAAATAGTTGATCGTGCAGCATCTATTTGAGCATCGCTTTCTGCTTGTTTAGAGTCTGCAAGTTTTTCTTGTGCAGCAATTACTAATTTATTGCCATCTACACCTTCACGATTTGCTTTAGCTGTTGATTTACGCAAGTCGTTGTTTTTATCAATTGCACGTCGAAGATTGAGATCTGCTTCAGCAAATGCAAGTTCTGCCTCACGGCGAGCACGAGAATTTGGTGGAAGATCTTGAACACGTTGCAGAGAGTCACGAGCTTTTTCAAACTCAAGACGTGCTTTCTTTTCAGAAATAACTCCGCCTTCAAGTTCAAAACGAAGTTGCTGGATTGCTTCTTTAGCTTCTTCACGAGCTTCTGTAACTGCTTCAAGGGCTTTTTCAGTATTTCTAACAGCACCTTGATAAGCTCTTTCAGCTCTTTCTACTGCAATAGCTGCATCTGCAACTGCAATAGATGCATCTGATTCTGCTTCTACTGCATCTGCTTTTCTTTTATTGTTTTGACGAATTGTGTCATCTAAATTGTAATATGCATCTGATAATCTTAAATTTGCTTCAGTAAGTCTGTCTGCGTCTTGGGCAGCATTTGATCCAATTTTAGCTCCAGCACTTATTGCTTCGCCTACTCCACCAAAAGCAGCTCTTAATACTCCAGCTCCAGCGGCAACAGCTAAAAATGCGCCAGAAAGTCCTAATAAAGCAGGAGTAGCAGCGGCTGTTATTGAAATTAAAACACCTAAACCACCTATTACTGAACCTAAAACTCCACCAAGAGCAGTTAAGGCTGTAACTACTATATAACCAGTTCTAGCGAGAGATAAAAATCTTTCTCTAGCCGTAGTAAACCTGTCTACATCAGCTTGAGATAAAGATTTACCAAATAAATAACCTATATCTCCACTTGATTTACTTCTAAAACCTCTACTAAAACTTGCACCAGCGTCTGCACCAGCACGTTCTCCAACTCTATCAATACCATCAAATGCACGTTGAATATCGTTTTTTACGCCAGTGGTGACGGCACGAACAATTACGGATGCTTCACCTACAACTGCCATGCCATCACCTCCTAGCTACCTAATGGTGCATCTAATATGTCTCCGAAAGGATTTTCGGAGTCTGGATTGAAGTCCGTCGGTGGGACATAAGACTTCGTTGGTCCTTTTTCAGGATCAAAAACAGATATATCTTCCTCAAAACCATTTGCTGATGTTTGAGAATAAGTATTACTGTTAGATTTAAATCTATAATCTTTGTTGTATAGACTTTTATAGATAATGCCTCTAGCTTTATCACGAGCTTCTGCTTGTTCTGCACTCGATGTATTAAAATCGGTTTCCATATAGTAATGAAGGACATCTAACATGTCTGACATATCCATACTCTCCAATTTTAATCCGTTAGTTAAGGCTTTACCATTTACATAAGGCCAGAGGTCTACTGCCCACTCTGTGATTGCTCTGGCCCCGACGTAGGGCGGCCTGAATACTGTTCTACTAGCCAAGCGGTAATTTCGCCTAGTGTTTCTACAGTTACAATCTTGTCCTTATCATCAATAAGCTTTTCAAATCTTTCATAGCTTTCTGCTAGAAGAGCTCTTGAAAAGATATCTTTAATGGTATCTGCTGCATCTGTAGCGTTTCCACTACCAGCTTTTGCAACAAGACTTAAAAGCGCATTACCTTGTAGGTTTTTTACGCACTCGAAGTCTTCACCATGAAGTTTAAATGAGATTGGATCGGTGTTTTGAGCTCCACCATCTCCAAAATCTTTAAATCGTGTTGTCATCAGTTTTTCCTTTTCTGTCGTTGTGTTAATTATATCTTGGCTTTAAGAGCATTACTTAAATAACGATTAGCTTTAGTTCCTGGATGCTGAACTGAATGTGCATAAACAATCTGTCCTCTTGAAACAAACCTAAGCATTTTTCCGCTTTTTGGGGTTATTACTCTAGGAGCAGTTCCTTCATGATGTGCTAGTGCGTAATTTAAGGTTGACCCAACCCAGATACGTTGACCTCGTGGATCTCTCATGTGTCTCATATGGATAGAGCTACGAAGATTTCCAGTTCTTACACCTACCATTGCTCTGGCAGCTGTAATTATTTCTTTTCCTTTATTATTTAGAAACCGACCTACTTCTCCGTTAGGATTGTTAAGAAAGTTATCTAAAACTGTATCGTAAAACTTAACTCTAGCCATTATGGAACCGCCATAGTTATAGTCATACTTACTGTTTGAAACCCACCCTCAGGAGAGCTAGTTTCTACTGTTGCAATAACTCCAAGACCAAAGTTTGCTGGATCCCATTGATCCAACAGTCTTGAGCTATCCAACAGAATCCATGCGTCGTATGCAGAAATTTCTGAACCATCTTGAATTGCATCTCCAGATGGTGCTCTGCCATTTGTTCCTACTGTAGGAACTTCACGAGAAACTTGAACTAAAAGAGTTACTGAGCGAGGATCATTGCATCTGCGTGGAGAGGTTGCTTCATCTCCTGGAGATCCAATGTACATTTGCAACATAGAAACAACTACCTGCTCGCAATCAACAGCTGGTGTACCTAATGTCCAATAGCGACGACCAGGAAGTGGCATCGTGTAAGAAGTATATGTATTTATTACAGCATTAAGAACGTTTTGCATAAGAACAGCTAAATTCTTAGCATCGTTAGATACTGTAGCTGGGTTCACATCTAGTCCCATATGTCCTCTTGTCCTTTAGTTTCTTTAGTTATACGGTATAAATTGGAATTGTTCGTTCGCCTAATTGCATAATAATGTTACTAGAAATTAGCGGAACAATCTCGTCGACAGCTGGATTTGCAAGACTTGGGCGAACAGCGTACATATCTAAAATTCCTGGGTCACGAGGACCTAGTACATCTAATACATCTTTATAAGTTGTACTAATTCTTATTGTATTTTCTACTCTATCAACTGCAGCTGCGTTAGCAATTGTTGTAGTTGTGAGGTTATTAATGTCAGAAAAATCAATTTGTATGGTCCAGTTATTGTCAGAATCTAAGAAGTCTCCATTAATTTCTGAGAAATAATAAAGATTAGCTGCGCCATCGGCTGTTACATAGAGATCAAATGCGCTAAGTGGATAGAGAGGAGATGCTCCAGTAATACGACGAGCACGAGGTTGATCAGGGCTAAAGACACGAGCGCGGGCGCGAGCTTTGTCTGGGTTAGCTGTTTTAAGAAAAAGATCAATTGCATATATACCAGTGCGAAGTTCATCAATAAAATCTTGGCTGTCAAGAAGGGTATATGAAACACCTTGACGAGAGATAGATGTAACTCGTTGTGGAAGAGCACAGGTGTCATCATTTTCATAAAGCTTTACAAGCTCTGTAGCAAGAACACGGGCAGCAGCACGACCTGCAGTAGGCGCTGGTGTTCCGTAGGTATAAGTAACTTCTACTTGAGATGGTGACCAACCTGCTCCGGGTACTCCAAGAATTGTTGAGTGGTCAGATAAATAATATTTGTTTGGCTCGATAATGTTTCCATCAAGATCACGAAGGGTATGCACTTTAATTACCTTGCGACCACGAAGACGTACACGAGAGTTTGCAGAGGTTCCATCACCTTGGAAGTCATCATCTGCGTAGCGATTAAATCCGCCAGATGCAATATTTACAATGTTGCCATCTACTAAAACTGGAGTGTAGGTAAGGCTTGATCCGCCTGAGCGAAGATAAGGATCGTAAGAAGATACATATCTCTCTGTTACTGTTGTTACACCGCTAAATTTACGGCCTGACATTCCCCAAAGAAGATAAGAGGCTGTTTTACAAGCTTCGTAGGCGTAATCAGAGTTAGTGTATGTACCTAACTCTTCTGGTGTTACCCAAAGATTACTCACACTCTCACCTCGTCTCTAAGTAAGAAGGCGGGCACAAACCGTAGTTTAAAAACCATCGGCTCGATGCCCGCCTTTCCTAATGAATTAAGCGGTTGGATCCTCGGTTGACGCAATAATGAAGTCAACTGGTAGATCCGCGTTGTATTCTTCGCTACCTGGAACGTTGAATGAAGATGTTGAGCCTTGTGAGTCAAAATCTGTCACTGCAAGGTATCCACGGTTACGAAGTACTGAACCAACTGGGCTAACTGCTGTAGATGCAACATCTGATGCAGTCTTTGCATAGCGGAAGGTTGTTGTGGTTGGAACTGCTGTGATTGTGTAAGTACCGTTAAATGTTGAATCAACGCCGCTTACAGTCACGCTCTGACCAACTTCAAACCCATGTGCAGCACCTGTTGTAAGCGTTGCAATGTTTGATGTTAAAGCTTTGTTTGAAACTGTCTTTGTTGAGTTATTAAACCAGCGGTAGAAGCCTTTTAGACCTGTAGGTGAGTATGAAGTACGAGCATATGAGTATGAACGCTCAGTAGCTACTGGATACTCCCAACGGCCATCTAGACCTGAACCAAAGTTAACATTTCCAAGTCCATAACCTTCAAAGGTTGTGGCAAGCATTCCATTTTCAATTACGCGGTCTCCGCTTTGGCGAAGCTTTGCGTATGGGAATACCCAGTGGAAGTATGGGTTAGTTGAAGCACGGCGGCCATCTGCGACAGCAAAAGACCAGCATTCAAGAGCAACACCGTTGCCTGAAGGGTCATCGCCAACGGAAGGTGCGGCCCAACCGACTGACTTATTCTGTGGTGATGCAAAAGAACCGAAGTTCTTACGAAGCAACAAACCGCCAGAGATTAGTTGTGAAAGTTCTGTATCTGGTTCGCAAATTGCGAGTTCCATTGTAATTCGCTTAAGTGTGTCAGGGGCTTTGTATGACACGCATACAGTGCCGTCTGCTGACTTCTCAACGATTTCGTCACCCTCTTCATATTCAGGGGTGAAAGATGTGCGGAGGAACGCCGAGGTTGTGTAGCTGTCTCCTGCTCCATTGAGCAAATTGCCAGCGGCGTCCAGTCTTGTGACTCGGATCGCCACACCTTGGACGCTAGCCGCATAGTCCTGAGTGGCCATTCCAGTGTTCTCCTTTGTTTATTTCTTACTAGGTTGTGGGTAGTGCTAGACGAATTGTGTAAAAGATACTTGGATCAAAGTATACCGCAGCTGAACGAACCGCTCTGACTGTTAAGTCATTTGTATTCGTACTTACAGTTGCACCTTGACCTAGGTTCTCATTTACAATTTCAACTTTACTTAGGTGTATATCAACAGGGCCAGTTGCAAACATCCACTTATTTGAAGCAGAAGCAGTGGTGTTGGCATCTTCTAAACGCCCAGCACCTGTGTAACCAGATCCAATGACAACATCTGTTCCTAAGCGAGTCATTGCTTTACCTGTTTTTCCTCCATCTGCTGGTAGGTAGATGATGCGAGATCCTAGGATCGAAGCAACATCGCGGGTCATGTGAATGACTCCGTTTGTTCCTGCTGGCGATGAAGAAATTGCTTGTTCCAACAGCATAAGTGCTGTTGCTGGAGCTAGAGCACCGCTATTTACTACGGTTGCTACTCCTGTTTCCCTTAAAAAATCATTCCCATTTGTTTCAGCAATTGAAGCTTTGCCTTCCCAAAACTCAAGCTCTACTGCTTTTTGTGTTGCTGCTTCTAACTGCTTTCTAGCGATTGCAAAACGATCTTCACCATTAATACCAAAATATGAACGAGTATCTGTTACTTGAATAAAGAAAGGTTCGTACTCTTTGAATTGTGGAAGAGTTGATGTTCCTACAACTGCACTAGCAGCTGCGTCATTTACTGTAAATATTTCTACTTCTGGTTGTGAATCAAACTCGTAGCTAAAGCCACGAACCCAACGCTCATCGTAATTTGCGGTGGTATGAGTCATAACCCGAGCGACACTTAGAAGTCCGCAAGGTGCCTGAACCAAATCTGGTGCTGGATAGATTCCTCTAAACGCCATTTCTAGTTTTCTCCTGTTTCTTTCTAAGTGTCTGCTCGGGTTTTGACTTAATTACTTTAGGCTACCGAATTTTAGTATTCGATTGCCGCAGCGGTTGCGCCACCTGTTGTGTCACGGAGAGCTGCTGCTACACCGTTCACTGAGATGGTTGATGTGACCTTGAGTGACTCAACGCCAACCTTTGCTACACCTTCGAAGGTTTCAACGAACATCTTGTAGTCGTTGGTTCCAACAAGGGTAGAATCACGGATAACTCCGAGATCCAATGTACCGCCATCTAGGAACAAGAATGTTCCTTCTGCGAACATGTACCAGACGAATGTGTCTGCGAACTCGTTCATTGCAGCAGCACCTTGTGCATCGGTGAAATCATCGATGTGGTAGGTGATGTTGATGTTGCGAGATGCGATGTAACCATCGATCTCTGCGGCTGCATTAAGGGTGTTGTCACCAGGAGCTGCGATAGCAAGATCTGCAACCATTGCATCCTTGATCCAATATGGAGCAATGACGCGAAGTGGAGCATCTGCCTCTAGGCGATGGCGACCACGGTAGTTAGCTGCTGCGCGACCTAGTTGTACTAGGAAGTCACGAGCTACACCGATTAGTGATGTTGATGTAACAGCTGTTGACAGTGCTGTCAAGCGAGTAAGGATTTGTCCTTCTGCTTCACGAGCGTGCTGAATAAGACCAAGCTCATTGTGGCGAGCGATCAATTCAGGATATGCACGAGTCATCAAGTTACCGAATTGTAGCTGTAGTGTTACAGCATCAGTAGCAACAGTGTTTTCACCAGCAGCAGTTACAGTCAAACTAAGCTTTGCAGCTGGGTTTGGTGTTTCTGCTGAGTCGTTTGCTGCGGTCCAGATTCCAACAGCGTTAGCGTATGAGCTAAGTACTGGTGGAGTTACGAAGCGGATACCGCCACGGTCAGCCTGGAATTTTGGAAGTGCATCACGAAGTGGACGAGCAGTGGTACCAAGACCAAAGATGTCGTACTTAACTTCGAATGGTGTTGAATGTCCACCAGATGCAACAAGTGCTTCAGGACCAGTTACGGCCTGAACCTTTGCCCAGTTTGACTCAGCATCTGTTGTCAGAGTGCGAGCTTCTGGGTATTGAGTAGCGATAGATGCAACGATGTGTTGCTCTCCATCTCCACCATTTACGCGACGTAGAGCGTGGATACGCTTTTCGAACGCTGAAGCAACATCGATCATGTTGTTCATTGGGCTGCCAGCTGTGTAGCCAGGAATGTCAGCACCCGCAGTGATTGCCACGGGAGCTACAGATGCCTGTGCAACAGGGCGACGGTCAGCCGGGACCTCGATATTGAGGTTATCTGCATTATCAGCAGCGGCGGTCACAGGTGCCTCCATCTTTTCTTGAACCTCTGTAGGTTCTGTTTGTGTTTGGATTGATGCTTCTGCATCTTCTGTAACTTCTGCAACTGCAGCTTCTGAATCTGCAACAACTGCTGCATCTTCAACAACTACTTCTGCTTCTGTTACAACTGCTTCAACAGCTTCTGCTGCTTCAACAGGTGCTGCTTCTGCGGCTGGAGCATCTTCTGCACCATCTGCAACAACAGCGGTTGCCTCTACAGCGGCAGCTGCTTCGGTAACAACTTCGTTTGATTCTGTCGAAAGTTCGACGGTCTTATCTGCATCGATTGACGCTTCGGACATTTTTTCCTCTTCCTTTTTCTTTTCCTCATCCATCACTGGAGTTGGTGCTTCTTCTTCCATTGGCATTTCTTCTGCCATAGGAGCTTCGGCTGCAGGAACTTCTTCAGAAGGCATGTCTTCTTCTTTTTTATCTTCAGCCATTGCAGCTTCAGATTCAGAAGTCATCTCTTCTTTCTTTTCCTCTGAGGAATCGGATTCCATATCCTTTTCTTTGTCTTCGCCGTACACACGAGAGGCTGCTTCTGCTGCCCGCTGTGCGAGCTCTTGAACCGCGGCCTCGCGTCGCTTGAATTCACCTTGAACGGTGCCAAGCATGTCGGCTAATGACGACATTGCGTCAACTGATTGCGGAGTAAGGTCATCTTTTTCTACAGACTCAAATTCTTTGATTATCTTGTTCTGTAACTCAGTAACTTGATCGTCATTGAGTTCAGACAACGAATCAAATGATTCTTTAATTTGGTCCATTACTGTTCCTTTTCCGGGCCAGTTACGACAAGAAGGTGTTAAGGCTTCTCGTCTCGCTTATCAGTCGAGGCCGAGGGACTCACAGACGCATTAGATGCGTGGAGGCACTCCACCTGATTTATATAGTACATTATTTTTTATATGGTTATTTGTACGATTATCTTCTACTTAGGTAAGTAAGCGAAGAAGCTTTGCCATCTGGGAAGATATTTCTGATTGATTATAGAGATCGCTACCTGAAATAAACTTCTTCAAACCCTCTGTTGCTTCGTCAGCATCTTCTTGACCAATCTTGTCCTCTACACGAGTAATCATGTCTTTCATGAGGTCTCTAAGAGCTGGAGGAACGTCTGAGAAGCGAATCTTTTCTGCATCTTCACCGAAGGCAAAAGGTAGGTTAGCAATAACCTTTCCAAGCTCTCCAGCGCTAATTCGAACGTTCTCTAAAGCTTCAGCATTTAGTGCTCCAGAGTCCAATCGGTCAATAATTCCGAGTAAATCTCCTGCTGCTTTAGCTGCTCCAGCGTAATCGCCAGTGCTATCAAAGTTTTCAGCTTCTGCAATTTTATCTAGGACACGGTCTAAACCAGATGTTCCAAGATCCTGCTTGATACGGGCTAATACCTGACGGAACTTGCCTGAGGCATCACGAGGTTGAGTTTCAGGGGTGTATTTAGCACGGCCATCTTCATCACGAGAGATACCATCATTTTCTTGATCTTTACGAGCTTTTGCTTCAGTTTTTAATGCTTCAATTTCTTCATCTGTAAGGTCAGCAATCTCTTCTTCTATAGGATCTTCAGCAAATTCTTGTGTTGAAAAAACTGCTTCTGAATTCATAGAAGCTGCTGCAAAAGTTGCTCGAGTTTTCATAGTCTCGACAATTTCATCTAAATTAGAGGCTGCACCTTTCCAACTTTCTGGAATGATTTCTTCTCTATTAAGACCAATAGCACGTTTCATGATATGACGTTTTACCTTGCCACGGCTTCCTGGCCTTGAGCGACCATAAGCACGGATAGCATTTTTTAAATCCTGAGGATTGCGGATAGGAAAGGATCCATCTGGAAGTGCTTTTCCTTCTTCAGCAAGACGCATACGAGTCTTACGAGAGATAACTCCCATTTCATTTTCTGGGTCATCATCGAACATCTCGGTCATATAGTCATAATCGAGATCCGAGTCTACTTTTATTTTTGAAACTTTTGCAGCAATTAAAGCTTTTTGCTCTGATAATTGTGCATTTTGAAAAGCTTGAATACGAGAACGAGCATCATTTGCTGAAGCAACTAAAGCTTCTTTTTGTGGACGCTCTAAAGCTTCAAGACGACCCTTCATTTCTAAAAGTGGATCGCTTTTTAGTTGTGCAAGAACACTTGCTCCAGCAGCAACAAGAGCCATAACAGATCCTGATGCAACACGAGCACGAGCAATTGGGAATCCTGGAACATTTACCTGACATACAGCAACTAGTTCTAAAGAATTTTTAATTGGGCGCCAGTCACCAGATGGTGCTGATGCACGAAGTGCACGAATTTGTTCTGGTGTAGATCCTGGACGAACTGATCCAGCTACCCAAATACCATAGGCATCTTCTCCAGCATGTACATCTGCAATTGCAGACGCTGTGTCGTCGTAGTGACGAACTGCTTCAGAGGCTGATGCTTCTAGTGATGCGTGTCCCCCCGCAAGAGTTAATTGCCCTACTGGTACATCTGTACCATCATCTGTACGAACTACACCTGTGTGAAAATATGCATACTTGCTACGACTGCGTGGAGGCTTGGTTCCCATACTCATGCCGATATGATCAACATTCCAAGCTGCGATATGACCGAATACACGACCATCATCATCAACAGTGAGTGGTGTTGCAGTTGTTAATTTTGGATCGTTAAACCACTCTTTTGGTGGATTAACTGGAATTGCACCTGCGATCATTCCGCAAGCAACAAGAGCCGAAGCATCGAGAGGGTTTACTCCTTCGACATATACGCCGTCAGGGATATTCACTTCTTCCTCTTCTCCGCCGAGCTCATCGGCGAGTTGAATTGAGCATTCTTGGAAAGCTGGCTTCGGCACCAAAGTCACAGCCATGACTCGTGCTTTCTTGATCTTTATTTTACCGCTTTCTACCTTGGTGTCAGAAGTTTCTTTAACCTCTTGAACCTCTTCGTCACCCTCAAATTGATCGAGATCTGCCGAAACTCCACGAATAAAGCCACCACGAACTAGTCGTTCAGCTTCTTGTCCATATGCGCCTTTATCAAAGTAGCCTTTAGCATTTCCTATTCCGCCATCTACTCTTTCCATTACAACAATTTTTCCAACTACAACCGACCCATTATGGCCTTCTCCTGTTTGAATTTGCCATAAAAGAGGCAGTGGAAGATCTCTTATAGAAAGAGCATCTTTAACAATAACTCTGCCATCTCCAGACTCGACTTCTTCTGGGATAACTAGAGGAATATAGAACTCTGACCCTTGGTCATAATCCATGTCGCCACCAGCGGTCATAACTCTAGCTTTAGCATCTGCTGCTCTAGCACGCATAATAAAAGTGCTCAAAAGTTCATCATAATTATGCAAAGTATCGACACTAAATGATGTCATTTCACGATTCTTTTTATCGCCTGGCCAGTAACCATTTGCTTCTTTATGACGAAGAGCGCAGTAGCCCTTTGCACGAGGTCCCATGTATTTAGCTAATTGACGATAGCAACGGGTCCAGTCTCCTGGAGTTCTCCAACGAATTTTTGCTGCACCTTTACCGTATAACCAATAACGACGAAGCTTTTCTGCTTGACCGCGGTTACGATCTAGTCCTCCAGCAGCAGTCATTGACTCGCCTTTGTTGTCTACTTGCTCTAAAACGTCAACAAGAGTTTTGTCATCTAAGACAACCACTGGTGGAGGTGTTGCACTACGAAGATCATTTAATATCTGGGAATCAAGTATCCATTTACCATCTTTACGAGTGTAGGTAGCTGGTTCAATTGTTTTATTAGATGCAGGTACAAGAGCAACTAAATCCATAACAGCTTGCGGGTCATCTGGTGAAACTATTGCCATATGAAGAATAGGCACATCTGAAGTTTCAGGAGTCATTGCTTTTTCTTCTCCAGCAGAAGCTTTTAGAGGACGACCTTTAGAGTCAAGTTTAGGAGATTTAATTCCTCGTTCTTCAGTAATTTTTTTTGTTTTTTCTGGATCTACAAAAGGATTATATTTACGACGAGTATCTGGTCCAGATTCAAGCCAAGGCTTAAGTATAGGAAGGTTGTATGCATTTACTTCCTTAGTCCAATTAGTAAACTTTTCTGGGTAATACTTGTATAAAGGATTGTCTTTAGAAACTTCTTTTTCTACGTTTTGAGGTTGTTGAGGAACTGCAGTTTGAGGAGTAGCTCTTAAATTAGAACTTGCAGGTGCTTGAGTTGGTTGTGGATCTGGAGACAGTCTTTGATCTGAAACCCATTGAGGATAATTAGTTAGCATTAAATTTAAATTTTGTGCGTTTAGTGAAGGAAGAGTTCCTGGCATACGGATAGGTGAATCCATAGGAGTACGAGGCTCACCAAGAATTCCAGATGTATCTAATTCTCCTTCTGCAACTGAAGTAGGAATAGGAACGTATGACTCTGCTGGTTCCGTCATATTTGCAGCAATACTAATTAAATTTCCGTTATCAAGTTCTACTTGAGCAGTTTGTGTTTTAGCGTCAAGAGCACGAATGTTTCCTTGATATTCAGGACGGCCACCGATAATTACACGGCCACCCATCTTTGCAAACTTACCTGTTTTATCCCTTAACTGAGCAGATGCTTTTTGAGAGCGTTCTTCTGGAGTATAAATACCATCACCTTCACCAGAACTTGGAGTCTCTCCTGCAGCAGTTAAGCTGTCATCAAAGGAGTCCCATGAATCAGACATTTCATCTTGAAAAGCTAGATCATCTAACAAATCCATATCAATATCTGGGTAGGCTTCTTGATAAATTTTGCTTTCTTCTGGGTATAGCTTTTCTACCTTATGTGCAATAAATGGTTCGTTGTCGATAAGTGCTGCAATAAAAAGTGCAGTTTCTGTATCTACTGGAACGTGTCCACAAGGTGTTTTATCGTTAGGGTTATCAAGAATTTTGTCGTACATAGACATATCAGCGTCTGGCATACCCATATCTTCCCAGTCGCCATCGTCCCACACATAAATGTGCCCTGCTGGTTCAATTCGATATAAGCGATCAATGCCAGATCCGTCTAAGCGAATACGAGCAAAAAACTCAATAACATTGTCTTCAGGCATTGTCTTTGAAACAATAAAAGAATCGTAATTAATTCTTTTTGGCATTTCAAAATCCATAGGATCTAATCCGCCAGCAGTAATTGAATTTGATTTAGCCTTTTTATTTTCACGGTTTACAATTGCAGTAGCCCAAGACTTAGCCGCATCCCCACCCCAAAGAGCCCAAGCGATGCGGCCATTTGATGGGTAATTCTTTTGTCCCGGCTTGTAGCCAGTTCCCTTTTTATCTACTTCATGACGTGGGAAGTATTTGGCAATGTGTCGGACTTTTCTAATTCCGATTTGGCCACCCCGAGCAAGCGTGCGAGCGGTATTAAGCCCAACTGATGTTCCTCCTCTATCTTCTTCTTTGCGCCACTCAAGGCCGCGCTTTGCCTCAGCAACTACTGAGTCAGGAATCGTATACATACGATCATTATTTGAAAAAACTTTAATATCTAAATTTGTAAGAGCTGCTGCTGCAAGTTCTACAGATGCTCCACTTGGACGGTTATTTTCTGAATCCCAATTAACTGCTGCAATAAGAGGCTCTTTAACGTCTAAAGCAACAACAAGGTTTTTTGACTCGTCTACTACAGCACCAAAAGTTTCAGATATGAAGAGAAATCTAGAGCCGTTACGACCAACGTAATCCATTATTTGCTCTCCTCTGTAACTGGTCCACCAGCGACCCATGCACGACATGTGCGGGATGCAGCGCATTTAAAGTCGAATGCTTCACAATACCCTAAATCTCCAGCTTCGATTGAGCCCCAAGCATCATTTCCTTCTTCATTTCCAAGCCCAGAAGCAATACAATCCAGCATCCTTGGGGTCTGAATAAACACGGCACAATTGCCGCAAAGTTGTTTCTTTGCAGTCTCTTTATCGACAGACCATTCATCTGCAATTGCTTCCCAATACTCATCGTTTGGTTCTAGAGGATTAAGGGGTCCATACATAGCGGTGTCAATAGCGTTTTTACGGTTATCAAGATTAATGCCAATATCTTGAGTAGCTGGAGGGCATCCTTCAGATGTCTCAACAGCTGCTGTCATCGATCTACCTTCGATAGAATAAGCTACTTCATACTTTTTAACATTGTCATATGTTAAAGGAGTTTTAGTAGCACTGGCATTATCAAACATTTCTGTAACTATTTTGTAGTCTTCTGGGAGAATGTCCATAATAGACATATTTTCCAAACTCTCATCGTCTTCGGATAGCAGTTCCCATTGATTGTTTATTCGAGTAAAAATTCCGTAATCTTCTGTATAAAAAATTTGTTGAAGAATAATGTTGTCACCATTTGAGTAGACTAATGAGACACCCTCTTTAGGGTACTCTTTAGCGGAAGAGATCTTCATAGTTCCTCCATTTCGTCTTCATCTGCCTCGACAGCGTTAGGGTCTGACTCGGCAATATCCATCAACTTTTTATAAGCTGCGGCAACGAGCTCAGCATACTTTTCTTTATCTGACTTAGTAACCATTATACAGTCCTTTCATCTTTGTTTTCAGGTTCAGCTTTTTTCTCTGCAGCAATCTCTTCTCCAGTTTTACCTTCACTTCCAACTCCGCTGCCAATTGGATTGCCGTCTTCATCGACAGGACCTTCTGGCTCTTCTTGCTTTCCAAGCATATGGTCAACTGCTCTTTGAGCTTGTTTTGCTGCTTTAACGATCATCTGTGGATTATTTTTTACAGCTGGTAGCCAAGACTTGGCATATGCTGCAACGTTTTCGAAGTCAATTTTTACACCAAGACGACCTGCAACAAGTGCAACGGTAATTTCTGCAATAAGCTCTTCTTCACCACGGCTTTCTAAGTGCTTTCCATAATTGTCCAGAAGTTCTGTTCTATCCAAACGTGACCTATGACCAGTGCTATGCGCTAATTCGTGAACAAGAGTTTCAAAGAATGATTGCTCAGACTTGAACTGCTCACGTTGTGGAAGCTTAATAATGTCATCTATAGGGCTATAGAAAGCTTGATCTTGAGCTACAAATAGAATTTCTGGCTTGTCTTTGTATGCTTCAAGAATTGCTGTTTCGCCTTCTGTAACTGGAATTGGTTCTCCCTTTACAATTGCTGGAAGATCAATATTCTCAGCTTGCTCTACGTTAAAGACTGTACGAATTGTAGGTGGTCGATAGACACGAACTTTTTCTTTTGTACCGTCTGGCTTTTCAACCTCTTTAAATATTTGTGGCCAGTGGATAACTTGAGTTCCCTTTTCACCACGACGAATATTTCCGCCAAGTTTTTCTGCTTTATTGTATGTAAGGAATCTGTTGTCTGTCCAGCCATTCTTTTCCATAGCTGCCCATAAAACAAGGATGTTTGATCCTTCATAAGTTTTACCTGTAGCAACGCTAGTTGGAAGGAATCCTCCACCAGTCCAAGGCTTTTGCCATGGGACAGTTCCTCTTTCGATTGCTTCAATAATTGCATTAGCAACTTTTTCAACAGCTGGATCAATTTTTTCAGCTGTTTTAACAGTGCTTTCATTAAACTCATCTTCAGTTACTTTTTCAGTAGGAAGAGCCATTCCCATAGCTGTTTCTACGGCAGTTGGCTTCTTTGGAGACTCGTCTTCATCTTCAGTGTATTCTTTAATCCAATTAAGTGGACCTGGATCTAACTTTTTCTGTGCACGAGTAAGTGCAACATATGCAAGACGAAGTTCCTCGTCTACTGGCATTTCAAGTTCGCCAGTTTTTTTGTTTGTACGAGGACCCCAGAAGTCATCAAAAATACGAACGTTGTTCCACTGTAAGCCCTTTGACTTATGTGCAGTGGTTACAATTACATCAATTTCATCTTCTTCTTCACCTGCATCAGGTGCAAAACCTCCTACACCTCTGCGTAGGTCATTAATAGCTTTTTGACGATCTAAATCGTCTTCAACTTCTTTAAACCACTGCTTACCTGTCGCATCCCAACGGAAATTTTGATCTTTAATTTTGTCCTTACCTTTAAATGTTCCATTACCAGAAAGACGAATTGCTTTATCTTTAACTTCATAATTAATACCTTCTCCAATAGAACCCTTAGCTCCATCTTCAGCTTGATCTAAAGTAATCTTCTTAAAATCAGATGATGGTTTTAGGTCTTTCTTTTCAGACTCAGGTGTAGCAACCTTTACTCTGCTAAGAATATCTTTAATAGATCCAATTCCATTTTGTACAACTAAATCGTATAGGGCTTTTACTTTTCTACCTTCGCCCTTTTCAACAGCTTCTTTTACCTCAGACCAATTTTTAAATTCTGCAAGATCTGGGTGCATTGTTGGCTTTTTAAACTTTGTCTGGTCTCCTATAAGCCATGAAGCACTAAGAACAAGGCTTTCTAATTCGTCTTTTGTTCCTTTTGTAATTCCAACAACCTTGCCAGCATCAAGAAGTTCAATCATTGCTCGGAATCCACCAGAGTTAGTACGGGTGATTACAACATCTGGATCTTCCATTCCATCTACTACTTCACCTTTTGACCCAGAACCTTCAACGCGGTACTTAGAATCAAGTTGAGTAAGGAAGCGATTTGCCATTCCAGCAATTTCAGGGCCAAAACGGAAAGATTGAGTTAGTGGAAGATCCCATTTAGCTGTTGTCCTATCTAACTGGTCTTCTGCTCCACGGAATGCATAGATTGCTTGGTTTCCATCGCCAACATAAACTTTTTGAATAGTTTGATCGGCAATAACCTTTGCAATAACTGGGTTAATGTCTTGAGCTTCATCAAAAAAGATTACATCTGCTGGAGTTTTCATTCCAGAGCCAATAGAACCTAAATCTGGATTGCTTAACGCCCAAATTTTTGTAATGTGAGCATTGTTGATACCAAATACTCCTGCAGGACTGTTTAGATCGTCCCAATAAGCATTGGCATACTCTACAAATGAGCGAGGAACTTCATCAAGCTCTTCTGTAAAATGTTTAGCACCAAGCTCATCGTCTGCGCTAATTGAAAAGTTATTAACTGCTTGCTTAATTATTGCTGGGATTTCTCGTGAAGAAAGACTTACTTCTACACCCTTAAGTTTTACACCAGTTGGTTTGATTCCAAGCTCGTCTGCAATATCTTCAGCACGAAGCTTCATATTTGCAGTTTTACCCTTTTGGTTTAAAAATTTTTGACGAATATCGTTGCTTACACCTTGGAAAGCAATTGAATCACCTGTGCGTGATTCAACATTTTTAGGCATCTTGCCTTCTGCTTCCATCTGTACTGTTTTGTTAAATGCAATATAAACAATCTTTTTCTTAGGTTGTTCCTCAAGAAGTCGACGAGCAGCAAGTGTGAGTGTGCTTGTTTTACCTGTACCAGCTAAGGCACGAACAACGACGTTATCACCAGTCATAATTGCTGTAACTACATTTCGTTGCTCGGCTGTAGGAGGGAATTTTTCTCCTGCATATTCGTAGTTATCTTCTGGAAGAGCGTTAGGAACAGCTGAACCTTCTTCAGAAAGCGGTGCCATGTCATAAACTTCAGCTCCCATGTCTGGAAGTGCCATACCCATTGGAGTTTCTGGAGTATCTTCAGGTTTTCTCCAAACCTTTACCTTATCTGTTAAAAGGTAAACGTCGCCGCCGCCTCCTCTAGAACCTCTAGTTTTTTTGCCAGTATAAACTTTGTCGTCTCTAATCATCATCTTATGAATCGTAGTTTTTCCACTAGGGTCTAGCTTGTCTCCAGGCTTAAGATCCTTTGCATCAACTATTGATGAAACTAAACCTCTGGTAGTAGGACCTTCTGGAATAGACATTCCCATTCCCATATCTTCCACACCAGAAGAAAGGATGTTATCTCCATCATCAAGGTTAAATACTTCTAAGCTGCTAGCACTAACATTTTCTCTTCTCTTAGTGTCATCATATCTGACCTTGAGATAATTTTTGTATTTATTTTTTCCGTACTCTTCCCAGAAAACCGACACTGTTCCAGTTCTTCCATTTTTAACGTTTCTAACTCTATCTCCAGCTTTTATGGCTACGTTGTTAGCGTCTATGTGGAACTTAGAAGAGCCTTCTCGTGCAATAACCTGATCTTTAATTGTTTCGTCAATATTAAGATCCTTAATTGCTTCTTTAACTTTTTTACCAGACTTAGCTCCAGATGTAATAGTTTCAATAGCATCTGCAACAACTGAAGCCGCTTGAGGGTCTGTAACCTCTTGACCCTTGACTGGCTTTTGTTTTTCTGAAATTTTTGGAGTAGGGTCGCTTGGTATTGGTTTTGGCAGAATGTCTTTAATATCTTCAGGTTTAATTTTGCCAATAGAAGATCTACGACGAACTACTCCTCTAAGTACTTTTCCTCTAGCCCAACCAACTCCTGGAGTTGAAGAAGGTTCTACACGTTCTGAAAAAGGTTTTCCATCTCTTAATCTCTTGCGATAAATAATAAGTTTGTCAGAGTTTTCTGGGTCAATTTGAATATCTACAACTTCAACTAATCCTGATGTACCTTCAAGAATATCTCCAATTTGTAGTTCGTCAACTACAACAGATCCTCCACCATTAACTGCATAGGTATTCTCATCATCAAGTGCCCAAGCTTCGTTAATAATGTCTCCGAATATAGAAACGTGAGCGTAATCTGTTACTTTATCTGTAGGTCCATCTGAACCAAAGGTTGATGGTGAAACAGCTTCAGGTTGATCTCCTTGGGCTTTAAAGTCAGCTAAATCTTTTTCATATTGTTCAAGTTTACTTTCATATTCTGCCTTACGCAGTTCTGGCTCAAATTCTCTATTTTCTGGTTTCATTTTCTTAAGAAGATCTTCTAAAACTATTGGAAGAACTTCAGAATCTGTCACGGCATTGTGCCACTGCTTATCTTTTGCATCAACTCCAGCCTTCTTTGCAACAGTTACAAGAGAACTACCTCTAGCAACACCTTTATTAGCAGCATCTATTTCAATAGTGTCAATAACTCCACCGAAAGAATACTCAATTCCAAATTTTTTGGCCCACTTTTCAAAAGTGTTTGTATCAAATTCTGCGTTATGAGCAACTAAAATTGCGTCTTTTCCAATAAATTCTGCAAATTTACGAAGCTGATCTTCAATGCTTGGTTGAGTAGATAACCACTCGTCATCAACTTTTACACCTTTATTGTCAATAACTTTTTCTGGATTTAGAGCTCTATTGCCATTTTCATCAAGGTAAGGCTCTACTATTCTAGTTTTTCCTACATACCGTTCTTTTGTGTAGTAGTAGTCATCTAGAGGTTGTCCAGGATTCATAAAGAGATCTATTTCGCCAACTTTTTTACCTTTTTCATATAAAGATGCAGCAAGTTGAATAGGTGCATCTGGATCATCATAATCAAAACGACCAGTGCCTACCGTTTCAAAGTCAAAGTAAACAACTCTTTCGTCTTTAAGAGCTTCCCAAATAGCAGCGCCATCTTTTAGTTTTGTTAGTTTTTCAGCTGACCCGAAAAATGCTGGTCTGTTTGGACGATCAGGCTTGCTTAAAGCAGGAGATACTGATGGTTTGTAATCCTTACCTGCTTCTCTGCGGGCTTCTTCAATTTCAGCTCTCTTTTCAAAATATTCTTTGCCCTTTAAAGTTCCATTTGGAATTCTTTCAATTTCTGGTTTGTCACCAGATTTTGGCATATTAGCTTCAGACTCTCCTCTGATAGCGCTAATTATTGCTCCTTCATTCCAATCATTCTCTTGGATTGTATGTCCAGGATAGTAACCACGAACAATTGCTTTTATTTCTACTTCGCCATTGTCTGGTCTTACATATTCTCTCGTTTCTTCAAGAACTTCTGTTACAACAAAGAAACGTTCTAATTCTTTAGTTTTTTCATTTACGCTAAATGTAATATCTCCTGGTTTAAGGTCCCTAGCTTTAACCGAAACAATAGAAGCTCTAGGAGCTTGAGCAGTAGATACAGACTCGACGTCTGTTGGAGGAGTCCATGTTGATTTACGACGATCCAACTCTTCATCGTATTTGGCTCTTGCTTCATTGTAGCCTGGGCTATCCCCTCTAAAATCTTCACGCTTTGGTTGACGAAGTTCTGGTAAGTCTCCCTTTTCTGGAGGAGTTGCACCACGATAAACATCAAACAATGTGTCATCTGCCCAAAGCTTGCTTGATTGTTCAACAGATCCTGGGTAGTAGCCGCTAACAATTGATGCTGGTACTTCTACGCCTTTAACTGTCTTCTTATACCCACCTTCAACATTTGTAATTGTGAAGAAATCATTGACAGTTACATCGCCTGGTTGAAGATCTGCGCCACGAACTGAGGTCTTAATTGGCTTTGAAGCTTCTGGAGTTACTTCTTCAGTTGTAGAAGTTTCTTCAGTAGGAACCTCTACTGACTCTGCTGGTCTCTCACCAAGAACAATTTCATCAATTATTCTGGTAACTTCATCTAGCTCATCTTTAAGAGCTTTTTTCTGAGCTGGAGTTGTTTCTTCGGAAAGATCTGCTCTATCAATCTTTCTTTGTATTTTGCGACGTCTGTCAACAAGTGCTTTAAGAACTTCTTTATCTTTAACGGAAAGAGGAGTTGGTTTTTCTTCAGCTACTTTTGGAGTCTCTTCTTCGGTTGAAGTTTCTTCAGGCTTATCTTCAGATTCTTCGAGAAGTTTGTCTTCACGCTCTTTACGTTTTCTAGCACGAGCATCAGCCAGCTTGCGACTTCTTTCTTTTCGCTCGTTTTGATCAGCAATAATGGCATCCATCTCGTCATAATAAAGATTTAACATATCAATCATGTCTTGATCAGAAAGATTTTCTAGTTTTTTCTTATAATCTTTCATAGAAGAGCGAATATATTGAGACTCATTTCTGTAAGCTCCTGCACCCCACTTAAACCACATAAGTTTAGAGATCATATCTTTTCTGGTACCAAAGTTCCCTGAAACTTTATCGTCACTTTCTAACTTATCTTTTACTTTATTAACTAGATCGTCAACAGTGGGCTTTGGTCCCTCTTCTGTTATTACATCAACAATAGTTTCTTCAACAATAGTTTCTTCTGGCTTAGGAGTTCTGGAAGGCTTTTCTGTTTCTTCGTCGAGTATAACTTCTGGAGTTTCTACGGTTTCAGAAGTTGTTTCATCTCCTTCAACAGGTTCAGTGTCTTCTTTTTCTCTGTCTTTTCCAAATATAGCGTCTTCTAAACGTTTAAGCGCTTTTGCCTCATCTAAGTTTTTCTTAAGAAGATCTTCTTCTTCCTTTACTCTTTCTTCATCTCCACTAATTTTTGCAAGTGCAATTGCTCTATTTCCATAAACAATAGCGTTTTCATAGTAGCGACCAGGCGTTAAATCTTGATTTACTTGTTCACGGAGCTCGTCAGTAAGATCTTCAAATTCTGGCATATTTTCTTTACGAATATCCCCGATGTTTGCGTTAAGCCACTCTGCTGCTTCTTTTAATTCTGGGCTTCCAAAGTAGTCATTAATTTCTTCTTCGTTGCCCTTGTTAAACCATCCGTCAGCTCCAATTCCAAATATTGGGTACCACTTTCCTACAGGAACATTTTTCTTTCCTCCGCTACCTGTGCTAATATAAAACGGCATTCGTACTCCGTTAACATTAATTAACACGATAGGGCGACCAGCAAGATTAAATACTGGAGTTTCAATCTCTTCTCCGTTTGGCCCAGTGATTTTAATCATTTGAATTCCATCACGCTTTATTAATTTATCTTTTAATTCAGAAGATGGAGGTACTGGTGTTGATTCTGTTGTAGCAGCAGTCTCATCTACTTCATCCTCTGAATCAAAATCAATAGGGTCTTGTCCAGAACGAGGCTGTAAATCAATATTAAAACGATCACGAAGCTCACGGGCAAAAGCCTTAAACTCTTTATCTTCTTGTAGTGCTGTTTGTGCCTTAACGTTAATAGTTCTACCATCACGTTCTACGGTGTCAGACCAAGTAAAACCATTTTCAGCTAAGAAGTCTGCAATATCTTTGTCACGGAAAGGAGCTCCTTTACCGCCACGAAGCAGTGTTCGCTTTCCAGAACGCTTGTATGTAATTATCTTTTTTGGAGGTCCTTCGTCTCCGTCAGTTGGTGGGGGACCTGATGGAGGAGCGCCAGCGGCTTCTTTTTCTTCTTCTTCAAGAATTTCTTCATCAATTTTACCTTGCTGTGTAGCGTCATACTCACCTGCAGGAGTTCCTTCAGGATACACACGTTCTACATCTTTGTAATTATCATTCCAATACTTAAGTGCATCTTCAAAACTAGGAAATTCGTCAGTTGAGTCATTATCTATGTTTGCATCAGTAATGATGTACCAGTGAGGTTTAGTACCTTCTCTATCTTGATAACCAATAATGTCTCCAGTTTTTTTATCGGAGACCATTTGGTTATCTGTTCCTTCTACAAGACCCCAACCTTCGGGAAGAGTCTCTGGAACCGATACTTTTCCTGTATCTGTTTCATCTTCTGAAATATCTTCAGATAAAGGATTCGGGTTACGCTCTCTCCAACCTTCAATAGATTCTAAAGAATCATTAATAGATTCTTTAACTGCATCTACAAGTTTTTGATATTTCTCATCGTCAGAAGTTGTAGAATCTACAGCTTCTTTAAACTCTTTTAATGCTGCTTCTGCATCATCATATTTGTCTAAATCTTTTCCTTCTAAGAAAGACTTGTAAGACTCTATAAGATCGTTGAGGTCCTTTTCATAGTCAGGATCATCACCAAATAGATTTTGAGCTCTTAAAATTGGATTCAGAATATCTAAATCATTCCAACTATCTGTTTTTGTAAAACCTAAAGCTTTTCGTAAATTATCTCTGCGCTTTTGCCCTTTTTTAGCGGCTTCCTGCTGTCTCTTACGAGCACGACTTTCTGATTCTTTCTTTTCTTTAGCTAAATCTAATGTGCCGTTAGCAATATCTTTAAGAACTCTATTTGCATCTTGACCACGCAATGCAATGGCATCACGCCAAGATTCTGCAGAAACTGAAGAAGGGACAAACTCCCCATTTTCATCAAGAGTTAATACATCTGAGCTTCCACCATTTTTAATGGAATCGTCAAGACCTTTAATAAGGTCATCATCAGAAAAATTTCTAACTGAAGCTAAACTAACAGCTTCTTCTTTATCAGCTTTAGAAGACTCTAAAGGCGTATACATTCCTTCAGGAAAATTAATATTTTCGTTTTTAGGTATAAACGGCATGTAGTCATCGTTATCAATTACTGACTGTTTTTCTGCCCTAGAAAGACCCGCTAAAGCTGGTATTCGATTTAAAGCTTCTAACATATCTTCATTGCTTACAGTTTCGTCTTCTTCAGAGATTTCAGCAACTGGCTTTTCTGGTGTTTCTGATTCTTTTGAAACTACCTCATCAAAAACTTCATCTAACTCTTTAGGCTCTGCTGCTTTTTCTTTTCTTTCCTTTGAACGAGATTCAGTTAAAGCTTTTTCGTTTTCAGAGTTATTGTTGATCGTGTCATAAGCTTTTGCAAGAGCCATCTCTGTATCTCCACCTTGCTCGGAGATTGCACTTAGGATTGCCTCAGCTGGTACTTCAAACTCTTCCCCATTTTCATCTTCAAGACGACCTAAACCAGTTGCAGGTGTTTTTGAATTTACAGGCTCTAAAGCATCAACAAGACCGTTTTGCAGTTCATCTTCACTTTGCATTGCAGCAAGCATTGCTGGATCGTCTTCAGATCCTTCTGGAATATAGTTGTAGTTTGGATCTAATTCTAAAGAGCGCTCTGGTACGTTGTATTTAAATTGGTCTGAAGGAAGTTTTGCTTTTTCTTCTGTTTTCTTAGCTGCTTTTTTCTTTCCACCTTTAAGATCTTTAGCTAAAGCAACTGATTCCTCTTCTTCGCCCTGCTCAAATTTTTCTTCATCGTCTATTTTTTCTTTACGAGAAATTTCAGCTAAAGCATCTTTCCAATTTTGTGCAAAAGCAAACTGAGTGTTTTCTCCACGCTTATTAACAGCAAAAAGTTTACGATCTGGATCCCAAAGCTTTCCATCCTCTCCAAGCTTTACTTGACGAGGATCTTCTAAATCTAATTCTCTACTACGTTTAATTGCTGCATCAATAAGGTCACGAGTTTGTGGGCTTGGCCCATCAAAAACTGTTACATCAAATGATTCATCTGTATATTTATTTCCTGGACCTTTATAATCTTTATCTGAACGAAAACCCGATGGTGCTTCCATAAAAGCTAGGCTGTCTTCAGGAACTACTGGTGCATTATCATCAATATCTAAATCTGATGCTCTTACATAACCATTTTTACGAGCTTCATCGCTTGAGTCATCTAGGAAAGCTTCTGGCTGCTCACCTTGTGAAATTGGGACTGCTGCAATACGACCATCTGGAAGTTCCATATCAAGAAGATCTGGACTAAAGATGTTTTGACCTAAGATGCGACCTGTAGCACTTGCCTTACCGCCATCACGAAGACCAAGAATAAGTTTAAATGTTCCAAACATCTCTGCGAATCGACCCTTACGGTCACGGCGCTGTAGCTTTGCACGAGCAGAACGGGCGGCTCGAGAGTTTCCATCTCCGTATGCTGCAACTAAAGCTTGAAGAGGAACTGTTCCTTGTGGAAGAAGTTCTATGCGCTTCATTGCATATATGTGCTCTGGTGAATCTGGGTGAGACATCATTGCTGAAGCTAGTAGAGTCTTTACAGAGTCATCTTTAAGCTTTGGATCGTCTATTACCCAATTAATCTGAGCCTGACGTACTGCTGCTGCAGTCATTGAATGAGCTCTTGTTGATCTTGGGTGTGATATTGGAAGTAAATCTGTATTAAAAGCAGTAAGTCCTACTACTTTATTATTTTTAGCTAATGCTATGTATGTAGATAGCTCAGAAAAAGCTTGATACTTACGAATGGAAAAAGGAAGTCCTTTGCTTTTAGCAAGAGATCTAGCAATTACTTTATAAGCAGATCTTTTACTTACACGACGTGATGTGGAAGAGAACTCGTTTGCTTTTTCTAAAATTTCTAAGGCTTCAGATCTAATAATACGAGCTTGTTCTCTAGTAGAAAATACTCTTTCTGAAGTATGAAGTATTGGAGATTTATTATCCATTTACTACTTCTCTACATTTGGTAGTAAGTCTGCATCTAAACTTTCTTTTCCTAAAGAAGCTAAGATAGATGCTCTTTTAAATGGATCTTCTCCATTACGAACTGCACGAAGCCAAGATGCACGAATTGCGTGCTCTGCTTCATATCCATAGCCAGAATATTCAGCCATAGCAAGAATTGCTTGCTCTGGTGACTCGTAGTCTTCTTCTTTACCTAAGAAAGACTCTAGCTCTTCCTGATAACTCCACTGTTCTGAAAGCTCTGCTAGTTCTTGTTCTGATTGGATTTCGTTTCCAAGTTTTTCCCCTTCGAGAACTCCAACATCAACGACGCCATCTGGAATAACCGCGAAACGACACTTACCTTCGTCTTCGACTTCAAGTTCGATGATTCGGCATTGGCTATTACCCATGTATAAAACACAGTTAGAGCATTTGACTCCGATACCTCTGACGTCATTTTCTTCTGGTGGTGTATATCCTGCCCAGATTCCTGTGGCATCTTCATTAAATTTTCCATATTTGTCTGCAATCTCGATTAGCGCTTCTGCTAAATCGCTCTCTTCAGGAACCAAACCTGCTGAAGCTGCAATGGAGTTTGATTTCTTTGTTGAACGTGGGTGACCAGAAGGCAGTAAATCATTATCTGTTGTGTATGCAGAGTTTGATGGCTTTCCAGACTTCAACAATTTTAAAAACGCATTTACGCGACCCATTGCCCATTGGTTGCGAGTCATTCCTGGTCGATGCGAAACGCTGTAAGCACCTGCACCTCTGCGATAAACAGCTTTTAACATTCCAACTGTTGCACGACGACCTTTTTTAGCTTTTTCGTTATGAGTTTCAACTTTATTCTTCAAAGACTTTTCTACAGCTGCTGAAAATTTAACTTTACGAGTTCCTGATGCAGATCCTTTTTTATTTTTGCTAGAACCTTTAATTTGATCTTTTTTAGGGGCAGGTGTTTGAGAAATTGTTCTTTTTTTCTTTGCTGCAAACTCTGAATCATCTGAAGCATCAACAGGAACACAGTTAGGAACCATTTTTCCGTCTTTGCCCTTTTTCATTCCAACTTGCTTATAGCCGTCCCAGCAAGGGTCTCCTGCAGATACAAGTGAGGTAGTTACAATGTCGATTGATTCGTCAGACATTACTGCTCTTGCCCTTCTGTGGGGGCCTCTGCATCAATTCCTGCTGCTTCTGCACCTTGGGTTGCCGCATCTAAAGCTGACTGTAGCTCTGGCGGAATTGGAGCGACTGAAGACTGTTGCTGTTGTTCTCTAACAGTGTTAATAACCTCTGGTGCAATTGCTGAAAGCATTGCTTCGGTAAATTCTGGAGTAAGTACACCACGCTCTTGTAGAAGTCTAATTGAAAGTTCTTTTGGAGTTGGTGCATCTGCATCTGAGAAGCCATGAGCACGGCGCCATGTGTTTGCAGAGACTGCCATGCGATCAAAACCTGAGTCAGCATCTGATGCACGGTCATTGCGAGTTGCAATTGCTGATGGGTCATACCAAACAACAATTCGATTTACCTGTGACTCTTCATAACCATTTGCAATAAGGTATGGGCGAAGATAAACAACTGTTAAAGCATCTGCAATGAGCAACATAAGTGGCTCGATGTGCGCCTTGTATAGTGACTCATCAATTTGCATTGCGTTTGAGTACTTAACATTTGCTAAACCTGTTACAACATCTTTTGGAACATCTAGTCCCTGCAAGATGCGCTCTAGAACACGATCAGAACGCTCAGCTAATGCTGGGTCAAATGAACGCTCAAACTTAAACTGCTTAATCTTGTCGCCAAGCTCTGCAGGACCACGAATGATAAGAGGGACAACTGCTGATGCTGACTCTTCGTCACGAATCGGAGTCGTCATCGCATCCATTAATTGTTCTTCGAATTCATCCTCTGCTTCTTCAGCAGTAAAGTTTGGACCAATGCCGTCTTCGGAGTCGTAAGGGAAATCACCATCGCCTTGTGAAGCAACAGAAAGTCCGTCTGGCAAGTAAAGAGCACCTGCATTTAGACGAGAACGTGCAGTTGCACGAAATGTTCTGTTGAGGAGAAGAAGTTCAGCGCACAGATCTAGCAAACCACGAAGTGATGAGTCTGCTTCATCTGAGAAGCGAGGGTGTGAACGCCAAATGCGTCCTACAAATGCATCTTTACCTAACTTAGAAGTTTTATCTATGCCACCTTGTGTAGTAGTTGACTGTTCACGTCTTCCAATGACATTAAAACCGCCACGAGGGTCAGTTGTTACTTCATCAACAGAACGAATGTCCCAAGACTCTGGCAATCTTTGAGATGGCTTGCTTGGCATTTGAACTAGATAACATTCACCTGCTACTGAAAGGTTCAGTGCGGCATCTCTAAGCAATCCTGCTTGTCCACCGTATGCAGAATTTAATCGTGCAAGTGCACGCTCTGCTGCAGCCGCTATACGATCATCTACTAATTCTGATTGACGAACAGAAATTGGAGTCTCTGATGGATCATCAATTACTGCAGCATATATACGAATACGAGAGACAACGGAGGCAACTAAATTAAAAGCGTATTTAATTTCACCAATTGCGTCATAATATTCCCATGCTTCTGACTGCCACGCACTTGATCCAGCAGATCGACGAATTCTAAATTGCTCAAACTCACCCTTGTCATTGACTTTAATTTGAGCTGCTGCAGCTGTAAGAGTTCTAGGAGTTGAGTAACTTGCAGACTGTGCTGTATTAGTAAATACAGATGAAATTGTTGAAGGCTTTGGAGCCTGAATTATTTGTGTAGAACGAGAAAATGTTGACTTAGTTCTTTTGCGCTTTGGCTGGGACGGTGGAGGAGTAGGTTGATCTGGTGTGTCGTTAGTAAATAGACCCACGGTTACTCCTTGTCATCCTAGTTACGGAATATGAAGTCTTACTTATCTTCATATGCAGTCAACAGTCCCGCAATAGCAGATACAGCAAAAACTGTAGCAACTATATAAGTTACTGATGGAATAATGATAGCCGAAATTACGAACCCTGATCCTATCCAAACGCTAAAACACCACTCACAAGTAGATAAATAACCTAGTCGAGAAGACTCTGGCGGAAACTTACCCCAAAAAGCATTACGAAGGGAGGCTGTAATGGTATCCCTTGTTATCAAGCGAGTCACACGATAAGTGCCTAGCCCAAGAAGTAGAAACTGAAGAAGGGTCATATCTGTCATTCCATTGGATCCTCACTTGAGTAGACCGAACTATTCTGTCCGTAGGGGTTCCAAGCTCTTAATCTTGATCCGCAGCCGCAGCTGGCATCTTTGATAAAAGCTATGACCTTTCCAGATTCTGTTAAAACTGCTTGAAGCTTCCCGTCGACATGTCTATGGGTGTATTTCTCTCTAAAGACAAGTGTAGGACCTTGTGGAGAGTCTTGCGCTATCAAAATGCTATCGCCAAAAACAACTACTCGAACTCTATCAACTTTGCGGGTTCCTTCAGGTGATTTTCCAGGTATTGAAAGTTCATCTAACCCAATTGAATTGGGTGGAGCTATCCAGACTAGGGCTGGAAAAACATCCGAAACTGCTCTCAAGTATTTAATCCAAACTCTGTATATTCCTCTGGGATATAAAAATCATTCCAGCCCAATGCGTAACCTGCTAGTTGTAGGTCAAGCATAATTGGAGCCTCTCTAGAACTATCTTCAATGCTTGAATCAAAGTCCTCTGAACTTTTTACATGCTTTGCGCTCTTCCAAGCATAATGATTTTTAAGAGAAACTAAGGGGAAAGCCATAGGGTAGCTTGAGTTAGGGGCAGACATAGTCTCGAGAGATCGTGACTGAGGTCTTTTAGATTTTTTAGGGTTCTTCCAAACAACTACAACAAGCTCTGTATCTTTGTAAGTACCTGTTTTGGTTTTATAGAGTCTACTCATTGACTTAGACGCCTTGCCATAGCTCGGTAGGTAACCCCAGCGGCTTCAGCAATGGCTGCGGTAGGCACTCCACGATTTTTTAGCTGCCTAGCAATCTGAGTTAATTCATTGTTTGCCTGAGCTAGTGGGCTAGTAGGAGAAGTCTTTGCTCTATAACGCTTTGATAGGGCAGATAGCTCACGGAGTCGAATCCTTAGCTCTGGAGGGACGCCCGGAGAAACAGATCTGAGGCGAGGGGCATGTTTGGTTGGAACTGAGGTTGTAAGAGATTTAGGTGGGGGTAGAGGGAGTGCTCTCAACTGCTTCACGTCTGGCGCTCTACGAACCCAGAAATGAATAGTGGTCTTAGGCACAGCGGGGCTTAGAGAGCTTCCTATGACTCCTAAGGACCATCCAGCTTTCCACAGTCCGCGTAGGCGGGACTCCATCTCTGAGCGTGTGAGCGTAGAGAGGAACATAACCTCCTCTATGGGAAGTTTTGGTGGATTAAGCATGGTCCTATTGTACCGACTTTTTAAAGGGTGTACGAAAAGATAGTCTGCCTAATCTTGTACGGAATAGCTAAATATATGAACCTTTCCATATTTTGCTTTTGACCCCGGAGAAGGATATGTATGTTTTTGGCAATTCTGCAAATCGTTCCGGGCCTTTTTTCTAAAAAAATCTTTTTATTTTTTACCCCCTAAAAATAATCTTTTTTACTATAAAAAAACCTAAAGACAAAGCAAGGAACTAATTTTTTATTGTTTTTTAGGTTATTTTTAAAGATCTTTATTATTTCTTTTTTCTTAATCCTTTTTATTTTTTAATTTCTTAAAAGCTTTTTTTTTTTTTTTTTATTTTTAAACATTTAACTCTTACTCACTAGTAACTTACTTACTAGTAATTTACTTACTAGTAACTTATTGAGTCTTATAAACTACTCACTAGTAACTTAGTGGGTCTTATAGAAAAAAGTTACTGACTAGTAACCCTCTAAAACTATAACTAGTCATCTATAAAAAATCTTGTTTAGACTTGCAAAAGTGCAGGAAAGTAGGGTATCTTTTACTTATTGGAGCAAGGGGCTTCAATAACACAAAGGGAGAAACAAATGTCTTATGGAGTATCAATAACAGTTAAATACACAGAAACAACTTCAACAGGAACTATCACTAAAGAAACAAACTACAACTTCCATGTTGATACCGCATCAGGTGCAAGTGACTTAATCTCACAGACCGCAAAGAATGCAAAGGAAATGAATGCAGTTGTTCAAGAAGTAAAGGTCACAGAAGAGAACCAAAACTCTTATGAGAACCCTTACCGCAAATTATCAGACGGCGAAATCTTGGACTTACTCCTAACCAAGTAACCGCAAGACTTAGCCCCCCTATCCAAGGGGGGCTTTTTCTTTTTCAAGACACACCGCAAAAGCTTTTACTTTTGATCTTGACAAAGTGCAGGAAAGTAGGTTATTCTTTTCCTAGTGAGGTCAAGGGGACTTCACAAAAGGGAGAAATAAAATGACAACACTAGCAATGACCGCAACACTAGAAATCACTCCAGTTCAATTATCTTTAATTGAAATGGCGCTACAAATTGAAATCGATACTTACGGCAACAAAACTAAAATGCAAATGACTAGAGAACCTGCTCTCCGTATCTTCTCTCGTCTTATTGGTGACCCTCTACATCTTCCAAAGTTTAGAGGACTACAGGGACGCAAGGACGCTCTTGCAATAGTTAAAGACTTCCTCATGCAACTTGAGGACGGCAGGGCTACCGTAGTGAAGTAGCCAACTCCCTAGAGAACCCCCCTAGAAATAGGGGGGTTTTTCTTTTGGCGTGTTGTTGCAAAATGCAGGAAGGTAGGTTATTATTTTCTTAGTGGGAAACCAATTACCACTATAGGGAGAGAGACAAAATGAAAACAGCAATTAAATTAACAACAGAGGGCAAGGCTTCTTTGATCGACTTAACCGCAGATAGCAACGAACTTGTAACACTTCAAATGGCGGTAGGTGGATACATTGAAGCAAAAACTCTTGAAGGTGGTTACACACTTTTTATGAACGAAGAAGGAAAGTTAATGCAACTTCCAATTAACGAAAGAGCAACCGAAATTTGGTTAGCCAACTTTCCTAACTTCCCAGATGTAATTGTGGGAGATGTAGTTATCGCAGGTGGAACAGATGATGAAGGCGAGCAACTAGGTCTTGACTCTGACTATGCTGACCGCTTGTTGGAACTTTTTGCACAAGCATAAGAACTAAAGCAAAGAACCCCCTACCAAAAGGCAGGGGGTTTTTTGTTGTCTTTATTTAAGGAAGAACTCCAACGCTCTCACCTTGAAAAAGATAAGCCAAGACTTCTTCATCAAAGCAACCGCATTCATCAAGTCCCTTGGACTTTCTGAAAGCATTGATCGCTTCAACTGCTCCTTCTTCAAGACGACCAAACTTATCGTTCATTACTGAACTAAAGCCTAAATCACTCAACCGAAGTTGAACTGTCTTGACTGACTCGGAGTTGCCTTCATAAGCATTTACTTTTAATGCAGAAAGATAAACATACTTTTCAGGATTAGCTTGAAAAGTTGGGGCTTTCTTTTCTTTCTTTGGTTCTTCTTTTACTGCTACTGGTTTAACTTCTTCAACCTCTACTGGCTTGGACTCGAAAGAGAGCGCTTGCTCATTAGTTGAAGGTGCTACAGAACCAAGCAACGGCATAAGATTTTCTTGCTCGCTCATAGTCTCACTTCTTTTCTGTGGGGAAATTGCCAAGCCATTGTTTGAACTTAGCGTAGTGACTTCCACTACTACTAGTATAAGCGTCTTTACCTATGTGCCATGCTCTCCAAACCTCTCCACCTTGACTCATGTGGAAAGCAATTTGAGCATTTACAACAGGGTTAAACAAATCTGCATTATGGGAAAGATCAAACTTCTCTCGTCTATCCTCTCCAAGACTGTTTATCATGTTGATTTGGAAGATACCGTAGGAGTTATCTCCTGTGAGAGTGTTTCCATTGAAGGCTAGGGGGCGACCATTACTTTCTTTCTTGGCTATTGCCCAAGCTTCTTTTAGTTCTTGACCTTCAAAGCCAACTGCTTCTAAAAGCCACACCAACTCAATGTCGGTAAGGTTGGTCTTGTTTTCAAAGTAGGACAGAGGCTTAGTCTTTTTGACTGGCTCTAACTGAACTACTGCTACTGCTTGCGTTGCCACTTGCTCTGTTGCGACAACCTCTTGGACTTTATTCTCTACCGCTACTGCTACTGCTCCTGATGATAGAACTATCATGAGCGACAACAGCGCCAGCACCTTTTCAGGGGTCTTTAGAGTTGGGTTCATTTGGTTTTTCCTTTGTTAGGTTACGGGGACAAGGTTGCTAACTGAGCCAACCCGACCATCGCCTCTTAGGGGATAGCCTTACTTCAAGTGTCTAATTCGTAAATCTCCTTGTGTCGTTAGTTCTTACTGTATAAACTCTAGCATAAATGCAGGAAAGTCCACTCGTCAAATCCGCATTAAGCGTGTCTTCAAACTATTTTTTACGCTTAAAAACCCTGCTGAGCGTGCTAGATCTATAAAAATCCCTAAATGCCCCAAAAAAAGTGCAGGAAGGACTGTTTTTAGCCCTTCCGCACACTTTTAGAGACTTGCGAGCGCCTAGCGTCTTTCCCTTGCTGAAAGGGTTGCAAGAGCGATAGAACTTAGTCCAAGAGACAAAACAAGACTGTCTTCTCCTTGTAGTCCAGCAATTATTGAGCCTACGGCAAGTATCATAGAGATTACCGCAGTCCAAACAACTCTTTTTAGATCCATTTTTTACCTCTTTCTTTTTTTATTAGAAGGTTTCTTTTTTGGCTCTGCTTTTTTTCCAGTAGGACTCGTCCTACCAACTAGCCTTGCAGAAGGGTCTCTAGCCTCTACCCCTTTTGAATAGACGGCTTTTCTTGCAGTTCGGTAGGCAACCCCTAACTCTTTAGCGACTGCCTCCATAGATAGACCGCTCTTATAAAGCTTTACTGCTTCGTCTTGAATACTAGCGACTTTCAACTTTATCTCTCCTTAGTCTAGAGATTTCTCCTTCAAGAAATCTTATCTTTTCATTTTTCTTGTTTATTACTCGGTGCAACTGACCTTGCGCCCTGATACCAACAACCATAACAAAGCAAGAGCCAGCGAGCGCAATAATTATTGCGAGCATTGTTCCTGTATCTAAAACCATTTTCTACCTCCTTACGCTTCTAGGGTCTACCTGTTTTGTCCCCTGACAAAATCCACACTCTTCCGCATGGGCATAACCTAAAGCCCCAACTAGATTAGATACTCCGCAAGACCTCATCAACAGACAGGCGAACTCTTGGTCGGTAAGTCCTGCTTGTAAATCATCAGCCATTTTTAGCCTCTTCTTTTTCAAATTGAATTGCTTTATCTAAATCTATGTCGCAATAAGGGATACCCTTGTAAATTGTTATAGGTATCTCACTTGTATCTGCCCAGCAAACTTCGCAAGACTCCAACCCCGTGTATGGACTTGGGTGTTTAACTTTTTTACTCATACCAAAATCCCTTCTAATCCTTCGTCATTTCCAAAGTCGCTTGGACTTATTAAATCCAGCCACTCCCTAAATAAATAAACCAAACCTTCCTGCTCATTATTCCTTTTCTCAACAAGTCCCTCGTATAAGAAATAGGCTTGATCTTCTACTAAATCTTCATAGGTTTCATAAGCTTCAATAAGCCGTAACTCTTCTAGCGTATAGGTTGGCATTTTTACCCCTGCTCTTTAGTAAAGAGAAACGCAAAACCCGGACCATTACCTTCGGGGTCTTGGGATAAACATAAGCCTTCGCCATTATCGAACTCTAAGAAAGGAATTGGCTCATGGGCTGAAACTTCCCACCCCAACTCTTCTGCTTCTTCGGCAGTAGCATTTCTAACTTTTATGAGAGTCGCCCCTACGAGCGACCCCCACTCCTTCTCTAAGTATTTCGATAGGTCGCTCATGGGTATAACAAATCTAGGCAAAATTGGTTCATCTGCTCTGTTGGAACTTTGCACTCATCAGGTGTTGTTGCGTCATTAGCCCAAGCAAACAAACCTAGCAAGATAACGCCAACGGCAATTCGGCGTCTAATAAACTTTGCTTCTGTTTTCACTTTGTCCCTGCTTTCTGTGACTCCCTTAGCCACTAGTAGAACTTTACACTACTTTCCTGCTTTTTTCTACTTTCCTGCTTTTTCCTTCTCTTTGGCGTGTCGCTTGGCTTCCTCTAGCAACTCCTCGAAACTTCTAAAGTCCTGCTCGAAAGAACTCCAACTCTGTGCCAAAACTTTCTCTTTTCTTTTTGAGGAACTAATACGGCGTGATTTTTTAGTAAGTCTCTTTACAGTTCCGTAAATTGCACTATCAGGCAAACCCCACATTTTTTACCCCTTCCCTTAGTTAAGACTTAGTAGGGAGTCGTATTGTTTCCGCCCCTTGCAAGTTCTAGGCGTTCAGGTGACCAGCGACTTCCCCCTACTAAGTTAAAAGAAATAATACACGACTTCCCTGACATTTTCAAATTGACCGCACACGACACGCCAAGCCCCAAGTTCCCACACTTTTGTTTTTAGATAGAATAAAATTAAGACACAAGCCAAGAGAAAGGGAACTCAAATGGCAAGAGTAAAAGCAAGAGAAGTAATGATTTGGATAAATTGCTATCGGTGTGGAGAGCAATTCCAAATTAGACAGATAGATTATTACCGCAACCTAATTTGTAATGGTTGCTTAAAATGAATTGCCAAACCGCAAAATGGCTTTATGAGATTTACGGATACGGAAAAGCTCATGAGTGCGAAAAGTGTTCAAATTGAGAAATGCAGGAAAGTAGTGTATCGTTAAGCCAGTTGGTTAATCATAGGGAATAACCACACTAACAAAGGGAAACAAATGCCAGTTGCAAGTCGTGAAGTAATTGAGGAACAAATAGAAAACGCAGATAGAAGTCTTGCAGTTCTTTCTATCTTTGCTATGAACTACCACCTAGACCTTTCCAAATGGGAAAGCTTTGCAGATGACGCAGAGAATAATTATCTCGGTAACTATGGAAGTCGTAGAACCTTTGCAGAGAATTATGCAGACCGCATTGGGATACTAAACTCAGGGGGCAACGGACAAATAGAAACTCTTGCTCGTTATTTTAACTATGACCTTTGGGTGCATAACCTTTTCCAAGACGGAACAGTTTGGGAACATGAAGGTCATTACTTCCAAGCTCTTTAAGAAGTGAGAGTAGCCCCCCAAGAAATTGGGGGGTTATTTTTATTCTCGGTATTGAGTTAAGAGGTAAAAAGGCTCGGCAGTTTTATTATCAAACTTTGAAGATACGGCGAGCGCAGTTTTAATTCCTGATCTTGCATTAGTTAAAGTTCTTTTCTTTCCTTCTGATAAAGCATTAAGAACACCTAAAGCATAAGCTGAACCTGAACCTACCGCATAAGCCCCGACAGTATCGTGACACCAAGAGAAGTCTTCGCCTATCTCATAAACAGTTCCATTAACTAAAACAATTATTTGGCTTTCGTGTTCCCCGTCCTTTGAGTATGAGGATTCCTCAAAACACTTCTTAAGTTCAGGGATAAAGACGGCAGTAATAAACTTATCTAGTTTTACCCCTAGAGTCGAAACAGTGCAGACAGGTGGCTTAAAGACATGAGCCAACAAGTTAATAGCCCGCACATCACCAGCTACTCCAATTATGTAATTTCCATTCTTAAAAACTTTCCCATTATCTTTCGGCAGAATGTAACTACGCCCGTCCTCTTCTGAAACCCTAGAGTCATAGCCAATAACTGACCAGCCTTCACCCTGAACCGCAGCTATTGTTGTCACTTCAATCCTTACCTAGTAGTTAAAATTATCCCATAATTCATCACGCAAGGCGTATTCATACCTATCGGCAACCATAGAGTTTTTACCCCCTATGTCCTCACTTTCAATAAGTTTATCTAGTGAAAGAACCGCAGTGTATTCTTCGTCTTCAAACATGATTACTAACTTTGTATCTCCCTCGGCAGGATCATCAACTATAGCCACGACATACGGAGCGTTAGTTCCATTAGAGTGATAAACCTTTTGCACAATTTCCATACTCTAAAGAATAACCGCATCCAGCTTTCCTGATTTTTACCCCCCAAAAAGAAACCCCCCACTTTTCGGTGAGGGGCTTAGAGAGTTTTATTATGCTTCTCCCCATAGTTCTTCTAGGGTGTCGGGTTCATAGGGGTCGCCCATTTCTTCCTTCTCCTTTTCGAAAGTCCAAGCGTGTCCGCACTCGCACTTTACTTCTGAGGATACATTTCCCCAGTCGTCTGTCATAAAGTCTTCTTCCCAAGCCTTACCGCACTCATAGCACTCTACTTCTAGAGTTACATCTTCGGCGTATATACCTGAGCCCTTCATACTTCCTTCGCTCATTTTCTTTCTCCCTTCTGAGCAAGTGTTTTAATTCTACACTACCTACCTGACATTTTCAATAGGGACACTTCACCCCTGCTAGGGAGGCAAGGGTAAAGTGCGATAGGCATTGGAATACCTATCTCATCAGGGAGCGATAGGAAGGGAATCCGCGCTACTACCTGGACTCCTATTCTAGCACCTACGATTTACCGCAAAAAACTTTTTACCCCTCTTAACCATTAAAACAATCAGGACACTCTAACTCTCTAACCGCACCAGCTACTTCACTATTAACTTTCCCTCTTCCGTAACAAGTCTCGCAATTAGGGTCACCTTCATCTAAGACTCCTATGTGATTACAAACCGCTTCTACATCCCACCCGTAGTGATGCTTCATTAACGCCTTTGCACTTCTAAGACAAGCGTCTTCATACACTTCGCCCTTTTCTACATCTTCTTCTCTTACCGCAACACTTACGATCATAGAGAAATAATCTCCTATAAAGATTACATTCTTCGGTGTAATTAAATTATCCATAGACATACCTTACCGCTTTTTACCCCCAACAAACAAGAAACCCCCGCCATTTCTGACGGGGGCTTCCTTTAATTTATTACGCTACCGATACCCATTTAACGGCAGTGCTTAATACATTGTCGTAATCGCCTGACATACTTTCATCAAGATAAGCATTTATTTCTTCCTGAGAAACTCCTGCCTTTCTAAGTGCGTTAGCGACTCGTCCCATAATTGCAACGGCATTTCCGTCTTCGCCGACAAGTGCTACTTCAATCTCCGCATACTTTGGTGCATCAATCCCTATAAATTCTCTAGCCATTTTTCCCTCCTTTCGTCCCTAGTGTCTTTATTATACTCCCGATAACTCTAATTTCAATTCATTTACAATCTTTTCTGCTTCGTGTGCCGTTAAGTATCTAGCCATAGCCCTGATAACTACAATCGGATTAGCTCCTGCTTCCAATACTTCGCCGATCACTTTTCTATTAAACTCATACTTATCCAATTCTTTTTCCATTTTTACCCCTCCTCTTCTTCATCTTTAATAAGGGTGAATGAGAAACCTGCGCCAGTAGGCTCGTCGTGGCTTGACCGTGTTGCAGTAAGGACTGTGCCTTCGTGCTTAAACCGTAAATTAAAGTCGCCATTTATAGTTAGCGTGTTTAATACTTTGTCGAAAGAAACTATGGCTTCTCCACTTCTGTGTTGCCAACCCATATTTCTGCCAGTAATTCTTACGGTGTTCCAATCAACGCCTACTGCCTTGCGCCAGTTATTCATCATCTCTTTGAACAACCATTTAGAATCTTCCCAGCAATCGAAACAATAATCGCTAGGCGTATCGTCTTCGTTAGTGCAAGTGCAATCGCTAGTCATTTCTAGCGTAATCTTTTCTTCGGTGTTTATGCTCATAGTTTTACCTTTCCCTAGTTTTTATGAACAAGATAATTTTATCATACCTTTATGCAAATAGGGCTCTTTAACTCCGTATTCTTTTTTCCCAGCGTCCAGCTAAGAAACAATTACATCATCTAGCCAATAGCCCGCATACTTTTCTCCGTCTTTCATTTCATCATTGAAACTTTCCGCAAACAAGTCTCCCTCTTCGCTATCTATCCAGTTTTTACCCTCGGCAAGAGTATCGAAAGAGATATGAGCCCAAACAATTTCTACATCATCATCTTCATTTCTAAGTATTGCTATCGCTTTATACGGCTTATCTATGATCATTTTTACCCCCCGTAGTCCTCATCTGTTCCATACCCTGCGCTTGCAAGAGTATCTGCGTCCGCTTCTACATCACTCATCTGTGGGATACCTTCGTCCGTTACCCAATAACCTGTTCCATCTGCGTTCAGAGTATTTTCCTCAATAGTCCAATCCGCTTCGTCCCAGCGAACTTCGTCCGTCATAATCTTGCCGATTTCATCTATGAACCTCTGCATAACCGCTTCGGCTTCTTCCATACTGCTCGCCTTGATTTCTACTATTGAGATAGTTAGGTCTCGCCCCGTTGAGTAATACTTTTCTGCGCTCATCACGCTACCTCGCAATCGTGTCCGTATGCCCACTCGCTTGCTTCTATTTCATCTAATAAATCAAACACACGCTTACACTCAACGCATCTTGCCTTAGTGCTAATTTTCATTTTTATCTCTTTCCCTAGCCGTTAGCCCCTTGCTAACAATTCTTATTATACACGACCTTCCTGCAATTTCATACGATCCCCTGCCGTTTCTTTTTTACCCCTCGCCTTTTTACCTTGCCGTAGAAAGCAAAAACCCCCTGCTTTCGCAAGGGGCTTCTGCCGACTAGGGATTGTCTATTTGGTAAGAACAACTGTGAAAGTGCTTTCCACCTTAGTCTTAGCAAAGACTTCAGGGAAATCCAATTCCAACTTTTTCTTATCTACATCTGTGCGATTACGCTCGGAGATTGTAATTCTCGTTGCGCCGTTTAGTGTTCCCTTTTTAGCAACGCCGACCCATTTCTCGGTGCTACCAACTAACACTTTTTCCCAACCCATTAGCAAATAAATTGCTTCTGTGGCTTCTTGCTTTTGCTTTTCCAAATCAGTAATCGCTTCACGCAATCTAACTAATTCGGCAACTGTGGCTTCTGCCTTTTTCTTGTTCTTATCAAGCGAAATAACTTCACTTGTTGCTACAACTGTTGTTTCATCAACAACTGTCTTGATTGTTTTTCCAGCAACCTTTTTAGTGGTGCTAGTGGTGGTGCTTTTGATAGTGCTACCCATTTGGATACTTCCTATTCATTTCGTCATTTCCTAGGCGTTGTTGCCTAGTAAAAGAATAATAACCTACTTTCCTGCCTTTCGTCAAATCCAAACCTATCGTGTCGGGAAATTAGTATCCCTCGGCATAGACTTCCTGTTCCTCGTCATAGAGTCCTGTGTAAATAACTACCTGCCCCTCATTGTCGTATTCGTGTCCAACCCTTTTGGCTAGGTTATCCACAAGGTATTCGGTAGTAATTGTCCAGCGTGAAATACCAAATCCAATCCCAGCACCGATAATCATCATCAGTAAAGTGAAACCATTGAAAAACATTTTTACCCCTTATCCGTATTAGCGACAACTTTTTGTGCGATCTCTACAAAGTCCTCAGCAGCAGAGCTTTGGAAATACCACTCTCCGTTTTCGTAATTCTCTATTACCTCAGACCATTGTTCGTCCGTTAGTGTTAGGTCAGGCTTTTCTCCCCAACCCGAGCCGTATGACTCAATAATCTTTTTATCCCAATAAGCGACAATCAACTCGTCCTCGCCGTCATAACTTTTCAATTGTTCTAATAAATCTTTTACTTTCATTTTTACCCTTCCCCTTTGGTAAGGCACGCCGTTAGACGTGCCCTATAAGTTGTGTGACGCCGTTAGTAAGAGGCTCCTAGTTTGTCAGGATTATTTACTGCATAGTCCATGCCGTCATTGTATCCAGCATAATAAAGACTCTCTAGCCGTTCGGCTAAAGCCTTTGTTGCCTTGTCTATGTTAGACATACTCGCCTCAAAATACATTATTTCTTCGGCTTGTTCTTTTACATCTTTACGAACTTCTTTTTTTGTTCTCAATTTTTCTACATCACCCCCCCGTAAGTTTCTTTCCAACAATTAGGGTGCGTGCCTGTAAGCATTTGCTCACGCAACGCTTTATCTAAATCAGGGTAAGCCTCTTGAATAAGTCCACCAAGTTGCCTAACCAAAAAACCTTCCATAGGAACTTCTACTTGCCCGTAATCTCCACACACAAAACATTTTGGAGTTTCCACAATGTAAGTCGTGTTCTTTACCATTTCACCGAAAGCCGTCATTTTTTTCCCTTTCTGTTCGGTAAGTTTATTGTATCAGATTTACTATTCAATTCCAAGTTCTTGGCGAATAGTGTCTACCGCTTCCATCCACGCTGCTGCTCGGACTTCATTGAGGACATCATCGTTCACGAAAAGTCTGAGAAACTTCAACCATTGTTCGTTTGTAATCTCAACTCCAAGATCAGACTCTACATCTGACTTACACCAGACGCCCCAATGAACGAGTTCATTTTCGTCAAACTCTTGCGAAATAAACTCCGCAACTTGACCAGCCGTAAGGAACTCTGCATCTTCTTCTAATTCATCATCATCTATCTCTATGTCATTTTGATTTGTCATTTTATATCACCCCCTAAAAAACCTTGATTCTTTTTATGGCGAAAGTTCTTTATATTGAAAGTAGTGTGACCCGTAGCCTCTGCTATTTCACGGGCAGTTATTTTATTGTCGATAGCAAGGATTATTAGTTCTTGCTTTCTTTTTTTCAGGTCGGAATATTGTTTAGAAATAATTTCCAACTCGGTGAGAATTTTTACCGCAGTAGTGTCTACTGTTACTGACTTTGGTCTGCCCACTCTAAACTTCTGTGTAGATTTCACCTCACCTTTTTGAGTGAAACCAATAGAGTAACTCTGCTTTACTCTTTTATAGCGATTAGTTATTGCTTGACTGCTTTGATAACCTAGAGCAAGAGCAAGTTCTACTGCCGAAACTCCTCGCTCAATCTCATCTACAATCAGTCTGTCAAACTCTAAAACTTCAACCGCAGCTCTATTACCGCCCCACGCTTTCTTTTGGTCTGGTTTTAGTTCTAGCAATCTTTCGATTACCTTCTCGTCTGCTTTCATCAGCGAGATACCCCTTTCGTCATTTGGATAGTTATTATAGCATTTTTAGTGGTGGAAATCTGCAATAACCGCAAATTGTTTTTTCGGGTCTTTTTCTATTCTTTCCATAAGATAAAAAAGCCCCCCTGTTCCTGCCTCTAAATCCCAGATAGCACTATCGCTATTCCAGTAATCAGCAATCAAAGTTCCAATCCTTCTTATGTAAAAACCAACCATACCTAAATCAAAGTTATTTATTCTTGGGTCATAACTATCTATAACTTCACCTAAAGTTTTACCCTCTTTATCGAAAGCAGCTAAACTTTCTTTCATGTGAGTATGGCGATACTCGGAAAAAGTATTTATCCATTTCATAAATACTTCAGGGTCATTAGCGTAATTCAGAGCATTAGTAGGTTCATCATCTCCGAACATACCTGTCCAGCGACCACCAACTTCAGACCAATCAGACCAATCTGCTTCTTCTAGTCTGCTTTCAACTATCCCTATTGCTTCTTGGTGAGTATCTGCCTCAACCAAAAGTAATTGAACACAATGCATTTTTTACCCCTCGTCATTTTGTCTTAGGTCTATTCTACCAAAAATCTACTCCAAATCAAGAACCACGACTTGTCTGCCCTCAACTTGTGGCATTTGATTATTTTCAATCATGCAGACATTTACAAATTGTTCAATCAGGTATTGGCAAGCATGGTCAAAGGCTTCATCTGCTTGGTGATTGACCATGTCCAAATGCTCTCCGTCAGAACTGTAAACATCAAACCACGAATTGTTTTGCCAATCCAATCGGGGATAATTCCCAGAACTTGCTTCTGCTAAAGCTTTATCCGTAAGTAGATCATCAGGGAACTCGCTACTGTTTGTGTAAGTGCTACCCGTTTCCCTGTCCTCAATCTTGGTATCTCCGTCTACATAAATCGTGACTTCAAAATCTCCTAGTCCTACTTTGCAGACCGCTCCCTTTTCCCACCACACGCTTTCTTGGTGGTCGCCGTCAGGTGTGTTTCCATCAAGCCAAAAGAACTCAATCTCGTATTCCCCTGCCGTTGGCATTTTTACCCCTCGTTCAGTTTTTTCAAGAGCGAGCCTACTTGTTCCGTTGCTTCGTATTCCAAATCCATTTCGATAGGGTCGTCATAATTTAATGTTCTCCACCTGCCCTCATCATGATCTACTCCGTCCCATACCGGGCCGTTCTTAAACCATGAACCTAAAGCTTCGTCTGCCGATGCCCATTTTTTTGTTTCCGTATTAAAACAAATTAAGTAATGGATTTCTGCCATTACAAAATCTCTCTTGCGTCAAAGTTCGCCTTATGAACTAGGTCGCCGTATTCCTCTGCCGTCCAAGCCTCTGCTTGTCGTAGAGCCTCGTCCTTGCTATCGGCTTCCCATACTGTTCTGATACTTGCCGATACTACAACTTCGTATTTCATTTTTTCCCTTTCGTCATTTGTTCTTGTTATCCAATCCTATCATACCTATCCAAATACCCGTCAATACCAAATTAAAGTTTTTACTTCCTATGCTCTCTTTTTAATTTTTGAGCGTAATTCCCGGTAGGGTGCTACCTTTTTTTCGGAACTAAAAACTTCTAGTTAAAGGTGTTTAGTTTTACTGTGGTGCGGAAAATAAGTTATTCACTTCCGTCATGCTTCAGCTAATCCACGCTCACGACTACTTCGGTCTGCTGACTTGGTGGGGAACTGAAAACTTCCACACGATCTTGCGACCCGTTTCTTTTTACCCCGACAACGAAAAACCCCCTACGCAACACCGATTCCGTAGGGGGCTTCCGTTAATCGTAATCGGGGGGACACACGCACCAATAAGGACGATACCCGACCACGAAATCTCTTGCCGTTATCTCACGCCACGAACCTTTGCCCTGCCGTTGATAAAACTTTCTCGGCGTTCTTGCCGATAATTAAAGCAGACACACTTGGGTCAGTTATGTTCTCAACAACTTGGGCGTTCGCCGTTCCACAAATATGTTTAGCAGTTGAGCCGTTATCGCCAATCGGTAGCCATAGAACTGCTACGCCGTTCTTTGAGCAACGAGCAACCCACGCCTTTGCGTTCTCTGTTTCCTCATGTGTGTAGTGTCCGTCAGATACAACAACTAATAATCTTGCGCCCTCACCATTAAGTAGATTGAGTGCGCCGTCCAAAGCACGAAACGCTTTATCAAACTTTTCAGTTCCGTCAGGGGCAGAATAAACATTTACTTCTTTTAGTCGTTGCCCTGCTTTTAGAGTTGGGAAAACATCTGAACCATAATAAACCATAGCGCAACGACCCTGAACTCGGCGAACTGCCTCACTCATAATCCAAGCAGTAGAAGCCATTGGGTTCATAGCAGAACTCATTGACCCTGAAATATCTACCATTACGCCAACTGAAAGTGTTGGTTCATCTGTGTGCTTACGAACTTTTTTTGAGAAAGCAGTTGGTTGAGAATAAACTCCACGACTTTCCAAAGCCTTAGCCTCAATTACTTTTCTCATGTTTAATTTTCCGGGTGGAACAATACTTTTAACTTTAGTTATTCCACGCTCACGATACTTTGCTCTTTCTAAAGCCTTAGCAATTTTAACTGCGCTATTGCGTTCTTGACCATTAGGGCTTCGCTTCTCAACTAACTTAGAAGCAGTATGCGCTTCCCCCGGACCTGAACTCTTTGAGAATACTTGACGAGCAATTTCCTCATTTTTCTTTTGCTCTTTAGAAGTATTGGCTTTAGCAGTTGCGCTCTCTTTCATATCCTCTGATTGCTTTTGGTCTGCTAATTCATTGGCATTAGAAATAGAAATACTTTCGCTCATCTCGCCAAGCATTTCGCTAATCATTTCAGCAAAGGCTTCTTGTTGTTCTTGGGTTGGTTGTTCCCCTGCTTCCTCTGCCTTTTCACGAACTAATTTCGCCCACTCAATCGCTAGTGGATAGCAAGCAGAAATATCAGTATGAGTTGCGTGGTCTTGGAACTGATAAATAATTTCTTTTAATTTCATAACTAAATCAGAACCTAAAATCCCATTGACTTTATCTACTAAATCAAAGGCTTCTAATTCATCAAGCGACCCTGCGATAATTCTTGCGTGGCATAATCCAACTAAAGAACTAGCAGAACGAATTGTTGATTGCTCTGAAAATACTTCTTTGGCTTCGTCAATAATTAAACCCATAGCACTTGCTCGTAAAAAAACTTTTGCGTCAGCGTGGGTCTTAATACCCCATGCTTCTATGCGACCTTCCTCTAGCAACATCAAAGCCTCAAACTCATCTTGCTTTAGTGTCTTACCTGCTAGTGGAATATCCCATGCTGAAAACTTTGCGTGGTATGCCTCATGGCGAATTGCGCCAACTGCTTTAGCAAACTCGTATTGGTTCTTTCGCTTTGTTAAATCGTCAATCATGTTAGGTGTAGTGATTTCGCCAAAGGCTACTTTTGTATTTACTTCTACTTCTGCGAGAGCAGGTAAGAAACAAGCAGGTGCGCCTTGACCTGCTTCTGTTCCTAGTAAAGCAACTAGGTCAGTTCTATCAGCCCAAGTATTTACTAATTGAGTAATTTCATATCCAACTCCTAGCCAATCGCTAGGTGTCTTAATCTTGGAACGATTAAGTTCCTGTGGCTTTATGTGTGCCATGTCTTTCGTCCTTTTCTAATCGTGTGTCCTTACAAAACCTATCATACCATTTTGGGGGGGATAATCAAACTTAGGGCTTGGCGTGGGGTGGGGAACTTGGGAAGTGATTTTAGATCCTGGAACCAAAGCTTTAACCCTGCCCTGCGTTATTTAGTTTTATTTACCCCTAGTTATTTAGAGAGTGGGAGTAGAGATACCTAACTCCCACCCTCAAAGCCAACACTAGGTTCTAGGGAAAACCTAGATTTTCGCTGGCTTATGCTCTGCGCCGAACGCCCGAGCAATTACATCAACAACTACATCTCTATCTATTTCAGGTGCGCTCGCAATTAAATTAGAAATTGCGAACTCTGTTCCAAAGACTTCACTTGTATCTCTGAAACCTAGCAACTCACGCATTTGTGGCGACCATGAGATTTCAGCACTATCGCCTTGTGTGCGCTTGTATAGATTTTGAGCAACGCTAACCATTGTCGCTGGCACTCCTAACTTCTTTGCCAACGCCCAATCAGTAGTTAGTTCTGCTTGGATTTGGAAACGAGATATTAACGCTTCACTCATGCGAACCCCCGGAGCATTTGGGTTAGTAGCAGAAACTACATAAAAATCCTCATGGACTTTAATAGTTCCTCTTTCAGGGTTCATTGGAATTGTGATTTCTTTTCGTCCGTCCATTACTGAATAGACAACTGCTAAGGCTTTAGGGTCAATCAAACCAATCTCGTCAATAAAGAAAGGCTTTCCAAACTCAACTGCCTTAATAAATCCTGCGTCAATCCACTCAAACTTTCCACTTGGGGTCTGAATAAACGAACCATAAAAATCATTGGTATCAGTATCACCATTACCAATTAAAGTTATTACTTCGTCATTAGAAAAACTTGCTTCTACTAAAGCAGTTTTTCCTGTTCCCGGAACTCCATAGAAAAATGCGAATTGTGGAGAACCAACGCCCTCTGAAAAGAACTTCTTAGTTGCTTCTCTTGCTCGGCGTAGAACTGCTACATCAGTATGAACTCCCCATTGGCGAGTGAAATACTTTTGTCCATTAGGGCGAACATAGAACTCATCAGCACTCATGTTATCCACCTCAACTCCACTAGGGGTCATAGCACTAACTCGCTCTCTCGCTTTTCTTTTATCGCCACTTGCTCGCTCAACGCAACGACCACTTGGTAGAACTTTTGCGCTAAGTCGCAAAGAAGTATCCTCATGGACACTTTGGGTCAAGCAATCAGAAACGATATTCCAAAAATCGCCTCTTAAAGAAGCCAACTTGTCTTTGATAATTGTATCCATTTTTATTGCCCCCTAAGCAATCTCAACAGGAAAGCCAAGTGCTTTTCTGCTTTGGTTGATACGATAAACAACTTTGATAGGTGTTTCACCTTTGTAAATCTCAATTAAATCATTTTGAGAAGTTTCTATCAGAATTGGGTCATTTACTAATTGCCAATCACCCTCAACCAATCCTGCGAAAATAGAGTTCAGGTGTTCTAAACGCTTAGAAACATAAGTGTCTTTAAGACCTAGTTCTGCTAAATCTTGTGAGCCAACTTTTGCTAATTCCTCTGCGAACTGAACAGTTGTCTGTTGCCATAACTTCTTTGGCTTTTCTCTAGAAACAATCCTGCGATAAATCTTGGCAGGAACTAAATCACCTGACGGCGTAAATCCGTCAGGGGTAATAAACATTTCTGTTCTGTATCCCGATTTTGCGAACTCGGCATAAACAGAAACACCCTGAATTGACTTTTCTTTGTCTAGCATTGGTATCTCTTTTCGTCATTTACCTAATTCCCTACGAACTAGGTGTTGGGTCAATCTTACCATTTTCTATCATAGAAGCAAATTAGGCTAGGTGTGTCTTAAAAAAGGTTCTACCCCCACACTAAAATGACGAGTAAAAGTATGGGGGTAGAAATCTATGTTTCCAGTTCCTAAGAAAGAGAAGCTTTAGAAAACCCTTTCTATGAGAACTGAAAGTTATCAGTTCATATCGACTTCGATCAACTGTGCTGGAAGTTCGTCGGCAGGGGGTAAAACTTTGTGCGGTTTAATTCCGTACTTTTTAAATTCTTTTTTATACTTCTTTGAGTCACGACCCTCTGTAATCCAATCCGATATCAGTCGTGCAACCAAAAAGCGTTCCTCGTCCTTAGCTTCACGAACTAACAAGAAGTCCTCGTGTATCCAGTTTTCTGTACCAATCACCGTTATCTTGTCAGCGTTTCCGTAGTTTCCGTCAACATCAAAATAATGTATACGTCCCATGGGCACTCTCCTTTCCTCTAGCCGTTAGTCTACCTGCTGCTGCAGCGCTGTTACTCGTCTTGCCGTTTTTATTTCCGGGCATCTGGCCTGGATCCAAACTCCTCTTGCCGTTGAGTGGGGCAGGGTTTTACCCCCACCCCCTCGCCGTTATTCAATCCAAAGGTCTCCTCTAATGAACCCGTGTTCTTTCACAACTGCTACACCCTTCATGAATGCTTCGTCTTTTGTAGTAGCACCTCGGACTAGCGAGAAGTTGTGCTCGCCGTCTTCGTCCGTGTAGCCAACTTGCCATGCTTCCCATGCCTCGTTGTATTCCACCTTGACGGCTTGCCGTAAGTCCTCTATCTCGCCGTTTCGTAGTTCAATCTCAAAGTAGCCCTCGTTCTTAATCATGCCGTTGCCTTTGCTTTCTCTAGTGCTGGTGGGCAGTCGTCATAAAGATACTCTTCATACTCTTCAGGGTCTTCCGCATACTGTTCGCAGTTATAGCACTCAACACCAAGAGTTTCCCAAGCCGAATGGTTTAACTCGCCACCTTCTTCGGAAACCATCTCGCCAGCCTTGTAGATTTCAATACCCCAGAAATCACAACCAGACTCGTAATACTTATGTTCAATACTTAGTTCCGGGAAAATCTCTGACAGCGTTTTTGTTGTTAGTGTTGGTGGGGCCCAAGCAGAGTCAAACGAATAACTAATAAACTCATCTCCCTCTTTATAGTCATTCATATAAACATTGCCATAGACATCCCACTTAGTTCCCCAAGAGTTGATGTTGTTGTGATACCAGTCGTCTGGACCTTTGCTCTCAAAATCTTTTCCTAGCAATGATTCTGAATCAGGAACAGATGGTTTGATATTGGCAAGTGAGTAAAGAACATTCTCTATCTGCTTACCATCTTCATCAGTTATTGGTCTGCCAACAAACTCTTTTAACTTCTTGACTGCATCAGCGTTTCCACTAATGCTGATTGTGTTATCGCACCAATTAGGCATTGTGTTCCTCATGTTCTATTACAGACTGAGTAATCTCTAAACCAAGAGCCTCAATCGCTGTCCCTAAATCGTCAATCGCTTCATCTATATTTTGACGAACATCAAAGTAATCCCATGGATTCTCGTCAGTCTTTGGTGAGCGAATGTATTGCAAATCAACTGCACATGAAACTGCAATGTTAATTACCTTAATTGCATTCTCATCACCAGCCAAATACTTTTCTGCTAGTTCTTGATACATGTTTTCCCTTTCGTCATTTGTTTGGTCAAGCAATAGAAAATCTATCATAGAGATTCCAATGACGCAAGCACCTGAGTCAGGAGTTTCTTTCTTAACCAAAAGTTTTCATTTCCCCTCCAGGTCCCTGCACCTCCAGGTGGTTTTACGCTCAAAGGCCTGGGCGCTTAACAGCACGCCAATAACTTATTTTCCGGGCTGATGACCTTCTTCTGGTGTCCCATCTGAATTTATTAGTTCCCGGTGACCTGGTCATCAACGAAACTTGTTTGGGCGAGCGCAATTGAAAACAACTCGTTGTACTTCACCATTTGCTCAATGTCCTCCGTGAAGCAAGTGGCAGCGTGCTGCAGCAGATCTTCATCCGACATTATGTTTTCCGGGTCCTCGAGCATCACAGCTTCGTCGAACTCGAACTCTATCTTGGTGCGAATCTTCCTCATTCGATTTTTCCTATCCGTTAGTAGTTTAAAAATTAAGGAGACCAGACCTGCTACACAAAGCGCTAACCGTTAGCGACCCTGCAGGTCTGGCCTCCTATAGTCAAGCCGTCTTGCCCGTTCACTGACGCAGCTTAAAGGCGGGCCTGAATTCTTTTTTCCGGGCTTTCTAGCTTGCCGCTTTTTGATTTTCCTCAATCAGCGTTCTTAGTTGACTAGCCGTTGTTATGCTAGCAATGGCACCGACCAAATACTCGATACCGTTATCACCCCACTTAGAGCGGACCACATCAGCGAGCCGTGTTTCTAACTCCGACTGAATCATGCCGTCTCCAATGCCAAGTGATAACTTATAAAGGTTTCAAATGGAACGGGCGTGCCGTTGTGGATAACTAGTTGTTTCTCAAAGTCGACGGTTGTGGTGTCGTAAGACTCCTCGCCGCCAATGTCGACAGACAAGCCGTAGCCTGTTTCTGAATCCCACTGGTTACCGATTAACTGTGAGACAGCAATCCGAATGGCGTAGTTGTTGTCTTCCCATCGTGGCTTTGCTTTAGCAATTGCATAAGCAAGGTCCGCTAGTTTGGAGTCGCCGCCCCAATGTGAGTAGAGCACTACGTCATGCCCGTTTGATTTGAAATTGAAGTTTGTTCTTGAACCCAATTGTTTTCCTTTCGTCATTTAAATCCCTAGGGTCCCCTAGTAAATCTATTATATAACTATCCTAAGGGCATGTGTCAACTACTGACGCCGAAGAATTTTTGATGTCTTCTGGCCCATCAATAGATAATGTTATTTCCGGGGATCCAGATCTGCAGCTGTCAGGCGGCCAAAACGTTTTCACTTCCTGGCCATATGTATGGGAGATTTTCAGGTACCTCTGGCCAATGCATCCTGTAGTGCTCTGGAAATTTTCGAATCAAGTTACTTTGGTGTGAGACGTGGAAGTTTTCATTTCCCAGCCAAGATGGCAGCTGCAGCTCCTCGCTGTGCCCGGAAAGTATTAATTCAAATCGCGGCAGCATCGAATCGTTGTAACCTCTTCGAATCCATTCTTCGCAAATAACTTTTCCATACAGTGCAAGCGCTGGGACATGGTCCCTCCACATCACTGCTGCTGGATGATTCCTCCAGCCTCTGGTCTCACCGTTAATTGCTCTTATCAGTTGCCATGTCTCTACCCGTTGTTTACCTAGTCGGCGATAGTCCAGTACTTCTGCACTCCGTTCGAACTCTGCGTATGGCAAGAATGTTTGCATGTTGTCACTCCCTCATCCGTTTGAATATATAACCCTACCCATCCCTCGCCGCTAAATCAACAACCGTTAATAAATTCCTGCAGCTATCCCTCGCCGCCTGGAACAAACAAGCCGCGATGTCAATGCAGCTGCAGCTGTGATCAACGGTTATATTTTCCGGGCACTACCTCGCCGCTGTCAGCTCGAACTACTCCTCAGTAACTTGCCGTTTTATTTCCGGGTGCGGATCGGGCCCGAAGCTCTTCAGCTCGCCGCTGCCGTTATATTATATTTTCCGGGCTTGATGCAAGCACGCCGCCTCCGCCTGAACCACCGCCACCGCCAGCTCAGCACCAGGTGCACTGGAAACCAGGAACAAACAATCCGTTGTTGGAGGGACGGATCCGTCTTCGCGGGGTTGAGCCAAGCCGACTCAAGTTTGGAATCCCTCGCCGCCATCCAGGGCCGGGAGAAAAAACATTGTTATTTCCTGGTCCGCAGATCTGCAGCTTGAGCTCGTAACCGACCCGGTGATTCATTGCTCACGTTATTAGTTCCAGGCATCTGGAGCTACAGCTGCGGCCAACCGTTTGATTTGTTTTTTCCCGGCTTGTGGACCCGTTGGTCCCATTGGTCCTGTTGGTACTTTCTCATCCGTTAGGTTTCTTAAGGTTCATTAGTTCGCACTAGTCGTACAGGGTTAATTCTAAGTCTGTCCGTTTATCCACAGGCTGTTGTGGATCTGCGGGTAGCTGGTACCCGGAACTAACAACACCGTTTCACGATGTGGATCCTGAGCTCAGACGCTAACCGTTATATATTTGCGAGCGCTTATCCCACGCCGCTTTTGTTGAAACTTAAACTATCCCGCTGCGCTCGCCGTTTTCATTTCCAGGGCGATGGCAGCAGCTTCATTTGCCCGTGCCGTTAAACGGATGTGTTCTTCGCGGGACTTGGCTAAAGTTATATCTTCCTGAAGGCGGGCCGCTAGCTCATCGAGCTTCTGTAAGTTATTATTTCCTGGCATCTTGATCCGATCCGTCTTCTGGTTTGGGGGTTACATCTGTGATTGTATAAACTTCCGTGACATCCACGCCGTCATTAACAAGTTGAGTTGTTCGTTCCGATGCCACAGCTTCGAGCCTGGCGAGCCGTTCCGCAAGAACCTCTGCTGGGGAGCGGTCTGTGGTTTTGACATCAATGTTTAGTTCCATGCCGCCTCGGACTCCAGCACGGTCAAGGATTTCTGTAGCCGCTTTAAGTTTGACTGGTTCGGAGACAGCCGTCTCCATTAGTTCCTCAAGAACATCCACAGCGTAGGTGGAAGCCTGACTTATTTTTTGACGGGCAATCTCGACATTGTTTGCCGTCCGTCTGGTCGAGCCCAAATGAATACGACACAGACCGTCATCTTTGATTCGCCCACTGTTCCATAGTTGGCATCTTGTTCCATCCGTCTTGGTCATCCGACATCTTCCCGGTAATCCAAGTGGTGCTCGCTTTGCGGATTTCGGGCCGCCCTCTTCCTGTTCTTTTAACCAGTTGCGAGTTGCGCCCAACACCCAAGGGGGTGCAATCTTTAAAGCCTCGTCATCTAAAAGTAGATCGAGGCCCGTTACGAAATCTGAGTTTACATTTCCAGGATCTGACAACAGCTGTTTCTTGTTGTTGATGCTGATGAGCGCTCGCTCTTTATCCTGCTCTATTGACCTAGCTATAATAAGATTAGTGGCAGCGCCTGTCTGGTCGTCAAAGACTGGAGACCACTTCAGCATTGAACGCCGAAGCATGGCACGGTTCTCAAATGTGTCTTGGCAGATGCCTCGTTCAATTTCTATGATGCCGAGCTCTTCTAGGTTAGGCCGACGATCATATGGAGTTTCGACAATTGGGATTATATTTTCCGGGGTGTCTTCCTCTTCAAAGTATTCAACAATCTCACTCACAAACAATTTCCCATTTCTCTATGATAAAAACCCTGAGGGTTTTTTACCCCCAGGGCTTTTACCCCTTAATTACTTTTTAGCTTTTTTCGCTGCTTCGGCGGCTAGTTTTTTTCCAGCTTCCTTAGCAACACCTTCGGCGATACGGCCAAAGGCTGGGTCTTTCTTGTTCAACCAGCGGAGTGCGGTTGGGATGATGGAGGCCCAAAGTGCGTTGGCTACAAGGAGCCACTCACCTGCACCGAACTCGAGAGGTGACCCGATACCTGAGGTTTGCATGACGATCATTACTGCGCCAATAACTTGACCTGCAAGGTTACGGAGGTACGACTCGATTGCTACTTTGTTAATCACGAGTACTCGTTTCTACGGGGGTAAAAAGATTTGCCCCGTGATACATATAATGGCATGGGTTTGATTGGCCAAAAGTTTTTTGGGAAAGTTGTTTGAAACAGTAGGGGTCTGACGCTTTTATAAACAATAAACTGATTTTGAGCGTGTTTTATTAGATTTATTGCCCTACTTCATTATAGAGAATGTTGTACGAAAAAGTTAAAAGTATGTCTAAAAAAGTGCTTCCTGGATTCCCTAAAAGGTTTCTTGGTTAGGGTGTTTTGGTTTTCTCTTGTATTTCTTTTTGGATTCAACTGGTCGAGAAGCAGACGATCTTCGTAGTTCTAAAAGTCGCCTAAGTTCTTCTTTTGTCTTCTTAAACTTAAAATCCATTTTCCTGTTCTCCTATGAAGTTCTCTACTTTGGTCAGGTGAAAGCCCATTGTCTTTTCGCACTTGAACCATGTTAGCTCGATTCCATATTTGTCCCTAGTAGAGATTATTATAGAGAAGATTGTTTTTGGGTCTCTATAGATTTTCTTATAATTATGATGATGACATCTGGTTAGGGTTGACCATGTCTTGGGTTTTCTAGGATGCTCTGATTTCATCTCTTCTCCACCCTACAAATGATTTAACATATACAACTCCATAAGCAAGTGCAGATACAATAAAACCATACTGCTTAGTTTCTAAGGCATACACAATCCAAAGACATTCGCTGACACAGAGAATGAGCCAACCCCAAATGGTTTTTCTTCCCACAAAAAAGATTCCTGTGACACCAATTATTGCCAATACATAGGACCAGTACTCCATTAAATATCCTCTACTGCTTTATCAAGTTTAAACTCTTGACCCTCCACATAGGGTTTGTCATTAAAGCCGTTAGCATCTGTAGCCGTTTGACCAGTGAGTATATCCATGGCATGTCTAAGTCCTAGGGTGTAAAGACTTGTATCTGCTTGTCCATAGACAGACTCCCAGTAGTCGATCTTCTCTTGGAGCTTTTCTACTTGGCTATCTTGTAAATCCATGGCTGCTTTTTTCATGGCAAGGTAGATGTCCAACTGAGTATCTGAGTCAAACTTCTTTTGGGCAAGTAAAGAAGTTAGGGTGTTGAAAATGGTTTCTTGAAAGTTTTTATCTAGTTCGCTCATGAGGCAACTCTACACTTCTGACAAACAAAATCATCGTAGCCAATAGAGCCTTCAGTCTGCTTTAAGGTTTTATCTGAGTTAAAGACTGCAGGGATGATTCTGTCTTGTTCTGTTGTGCAACCGCAGAGAAGGCAGGTGCGTTCTACTAACCATTTTATTGTACTATTTTCAACTTTAGATAGAGCCCTAATACCTCTAGTTAAAGCATGAAGTTCACCTGACCCAGTAGTCTTCTTTAGGAAGTACTTGGTGTTAGAGACTTCTAGTACAGGTATCAACCTGCGACAACTACAACTCTGTGCATTAGGAGTGCATTTGAATGGTTCAGTTGGATCGCTCCATTTTAAGATAGCAACAGGTTTTTCCCAACCTATTGTTGCTGCAGCCTTGTGTCTATCCATAGCATGACCACAGATACAGATTCTTCGATCCACCCCTTGTTTATTTACTAGAGATGTATCGTGTGTATCTATTTCGTGAGGATCTATTCCCATGTCAGCCAACATATCTAAAGCTGGGTTACTCATTGAAGCCACCTCTCTGTTCTTTTAGTCTTTCAACAATGTCAGAAAACTCTGCTTCAGTCTGAGCCCTATCGTGCATCTGACCAAGCATCTCTTCCATAACAATCATCTTTCGCTTTGTAGCATGACGCTTCATAAGAAGCATTGTCGTATACATCGACACTAGAGTTGTTAAACTGCATGTCGCACCAATTAAAGCCATATCTAAAATAGTCAGGCTCATTGTCATTTATCTGTCCTTTCGTCTTTTTTGTTTATTGTATAACCTTCTTCATCAAGTGCCCTTAGCATTGCCACAACATCGTCATAAGCAATCTCGGACCATTTTTCTATATCCGTTGGTATGTTTCTAGGAAACCACCGTTTTAGTAAACCCACTGCTGCTGTCTGAATTATCTCAAACTCAACAGCATCAGCGAACTCATCATCAGAAAGATTGCTGACTAACTTAAGATGATTGGTTACATCACTTGGTTGATTCATCATCCACCACATCCGAAACTAACTCCGTCCATGTTTTTTGAACACTCAACAAAACTTCAACATCTGCTTTTATAGAATTAACTGCCTTCATTAAAAGGTCAATCTTTTTCTCAAAAGCTTTGATCTCTTTTTCCAAGAGCCAAATCCTTTTCTCAACTTCGTCCATCGTCTCTCCTTCGTTACAATAAACCTATAGCATCTATAATCTATAGTCAAGCAATAATACTTGTCAATACTATACCACTATATTACTATATTTTACTATAGTGGGTATGTAGGACTATGGATTTTGATAGGTCCGTAGCGCACACATACACGCGATGTAAAACTATAGTTCTACATACTATATATAGTGTATAGTTTTATAATCATGCGGTAGCCATAACTCTTTCAAAATATTTAGTTTTTTCTGACCGCATGTTTTTTAGAGCTTTTACCCCCTCTTTTTTCTAGTTTTAATTTTGATCTATTTTAGACCCCCTAAAAGGGAAAAGTCAATTATATCTTTAAAATACTTTAAAATTATTTTAGAACCGCATGATTATTAAATTATACCTCTATAGAGGGTATGTAGAACTATATTTTTGGAAAGTTTCGCCTAGGAAAAAATTAATTATTTATCGCCCAGACTTGACAAAAAGTATAGTCCTACATAAGCACTATAGTCTTATAGTCAGTATTTAGGGTAGGTAGACTGTCTCTTTATGATGCTTGACCCTGACCATAGGGTCGACCATAACCCTATACCCAGCTCTCCTAGCATTGTTGCAAAAAGAGTAATCCTCCCCAACATTGCACTCAAAGTCCACTTCGTCCCATTTGACCCTATCAATCAAAAACCATGGCCTAGGGGTATTTTCAAATACCTCAGCCTTCATAGCCACAAACCCAAATCCAACTCCCCCTACCTCTAGGGGTTCAACATCTAACATAAACTCGCTCCTATTGACCTTCTTAGGGCGACCCTTCTCATCTAACTTGTTAACTGCCACCGTTCCATCAGGCGAGGTCTGGTAAAGCCCGGAAATAATATCTAGGGGTGAGTCCAACAGCTTCAGGAAATCACCTACCTCCCATTCGATGTCTGAATCGATCCAGAAGATTTTTTCACAGCTGAAGGCCCCGGAACCAATAACCCGAGTTTCCCAGTTATGGCTGTAGGTGTCCGTTGCTGTAAGTTCTCGAGCACTTGGCACAAAGGATGAATACTTGTTTAGCCAAATGTAGGACTTACCCAAACGATCTAATTCAGAGCATGTAAGTATTAAACTTTTAACATACTCAGCTTTCATGCTATGGCCGGGAGTTGCTATCGCTACATCGTAATGGGGTGTCGTCATATATCGAATACTACATTATGCGACTATTATTTGACTATGCAAACACCCCAACAAGAACCCACAGAAGTAGAGTGTTCTTGGGAGGGTTGTCCTTCTCACCAAACTTTTACCCCAGCAAGAGCCATCACAGTTCATTGGCCAAGAGCGATACAGAAGGTAAGATATTTTCATTCAACAGAGTGCCTATCTTCATGGGCTCAAAGTTTTCCATCAGGACTATTGATTACTGGAGAGGATTCAGTTAATGTATAACTTGTTTCCTAATAAATATGTTTGACAAACAAACCAATACTCAAGAGGTAGCAGAAATGGCTGCCAAACTTATTACTCAAGGTTACATGGTTCAAAAAATTTGTTGTGGCGAGTGTGATCAAGATGACCTTCTAGTTCAGGTTCACACTTGCAATCCTCACAATTACACACATAATTGCACACCTAAAAGAAAGAAGTAATAATGTGCGAGAACGTTGCAGTAACTTGGAGTCAGTACGATACAGTAAGAGATCAAATAGAAAACGATGTACGACATAAGATTTATGATGAACTTAAAGAAGTAATCGAATACTCTAAACTTCATAAGCTTTCGGATCAGTTTATTGCGGGACTTGAGTGCGCTCAGTCGAAGGTGATAGGCTTCAAAGTAGAAGAAATAGAGCAAAACGACCAAAGCGTGTTGTTCGACATCTAGTAGAATTTCCATCTAGGGTTTCCTAGTAGTAATCAATCATTTTTGTTAAGAGGAGATAGTTATGTCTGTTGCATTTTCATTTAAGCTTTCTGAAGAGTTTGTCTCCTCATATAAGGAAAAACAATCACCATTTGGTTACAAGGATGCAGGTGGAAACTCTGTAGGTGAGATTACCTTTCTTAGGACTTATTCTCGCTTAAAAGAAGATGGAACCAAAGAGACTTGGGTTGATGTCTGTGAGCGTGTTATTAATGGCATGTACTCCATTCAAAAAGACCATTGCAAGACTTCACGACTCCCTTGGTCAGACACTCGTGCAGCAGCTTCAGCTAAAGAAGCATTTGACCGTTTATTTAATTTGAAGTGGACTCCACCCGGACGTGGTCTTTGGGTTATGGGAACACCACTTGTTAATGAGCAAAAGAACTCTGCAGCTTTACAAAATTGTGCTTTTGTATCTACAAAGGAAATGACAAAAAACGATCCAGCAAAACCATTTGCATTTCTTATGGAAGCATCAATGCTTGGCGTTGGCGTTGGTTTTGATGACCTTGGTGCAGATAAAGATTTCACTATCTATAAGCCAAAAGATGAAGTATCAATTGTTGTAGTTGCAGATACTCGTGAAGGTTGGGTAGACACAACTGCACAACTTATTAATTCATATTTAAAACCAGACCAACCAACATTTGAATATGACTACTCACTTGTTCGTCCAGCAGGTGCTCCTATTAAAATCTTTGGTGGAACTGCAGCAGGTCCAGATCCACTTATTAAACTTCATAACTACATTAGAAAGTTGTTTACTGGTCGTGAAAATGAAAAAGTCACTCGTACTGATATCGCCGATATTGGTAATCTCATTGGCGTGTGCGTTGTTTCTGGCAATGTTCGTCGCTCTGCTGAACTCCTTATCGGAAGATTAGACGATGAAACATTCCTTAATTTAAAGAACGCAGAAGTATTTCCAGAGCGCAACTCATATGATCCTAAATCTCCCGGTTGGGGATGGATGTCTAACAACTCTGTTGCAGCAGAGGTTGGACAAGACCTATCAGGAATTGTTGAAGGCATTGCACTCAATGGAGAACCCGGAGTTGTTTGGCTTGACCTATCACGCAAGTATGGTCGCCTAATTGATCCACCTAATAACAAAGACCATCGCATTATGGGATACAACCCTTGCGCTGAACAATCTCTTGAGTCATATGAAATGTGCACCCTTGTTGAAACTTATTTAAATCGCCACGATGACTTAGAAGATTTCAAGCGCACTTTAAAGTTTGCATATCTTTACGCTAAGACTGTAACTCTTCTTCCAACACACTGGGAAGAAACAAATGCAATTATGCAACGCAATCGCAGAATTGGAACATCAATCTCTGGTGTAGCTAACTTTGCAGATCGTATTGGCTTACCAGTTCTAAAGGAATGGATGGATGCTGGATACAGCGTAGTTAAGAACTACGATATTACATACTCAGAATGGCTTGGTATTCGTGAGTCGATCAAGACCACAACCGTTAAGCCATCAGGAACCGTTAGCATTCTTGCAGGTGAGTCTCCAGGAGTTCACTGGACTCCAGGTGGAAAGCACTTCAATCGTGCAATTCGTTTTGCTAACTCAGATCCAATGCTTCCACTCTTTAAGATGGCAAACTACAGAGTTGAACCAGCATCAGAGTCTCCTGACACAACATCTGTTGTTTTCTTCCCAATTGAATCGCTAGCAGAGCGTGCAGAAAAAGATGTAACTATTTTTGAAAAGATGGCTCTTGCAGCAACTGCACAGCGCTACTGGTCTGATAATTCTGTGTCTGTAACTATTTCATTCAATCCAGAAACAGAGAAGGAACATGTTGGAACTGTCCTACATATGTATGATGGCCAGCTCAAGACTGTTTCATTCCTACCATCTGGAAACTTTACATACCCTCAGATGCCATACACACAAATTACAAAAGAAGAGTACGAGGAATACACAATGAAGTTATTCCCTATTGATTTCTCAGGTGTTTATGAAGGACTTGCTGCTGACGCTATCGGTGAGGCATACTGCACCACTGATGCTTGTGAGGTGAGGCTTATAAAGGAGAATCAATGAAAAATAGACTAGTACTGTCTTTTTTAGTTATTGGTTTGTTTTATGTTGGTTTGTCTTTTGTAAGTAAGTCCGACAACAACTGCGTCAACTTATATGTTGATTTTGGTTCTCTTAATGCTGAAACAAAAGTAGAAAAGTGTATAGAAGTTTCTGCTGAAACAAATGCATTAGAGTTGTTGAAAATGTCTGGTTATACAACAGAAGGCACACAAAAATACGGTGATGCTGTTATCTGCAGACTCAATGATCTTCCAAATCAAACTGTGGAATCTTGTGAGGTTATGCCACCAGAAGATGCTTACTGGGCTGTCATAGTAAAAGAAAAGAAACTACTTCCTTTCTTTAACGAGTGGGGTTGGGCTCAGACAGGAATCAATGAGATTTCCTTATCTGAAGGCGACTCTTTAGGTCTGGTCTTTTCTACAAATGGAGATCTAAAATGGCCTTGATGTTAAAAACTAAAGGCAAGACTTCTGCTGAAATTATCCTTCAACTATCAATAACTTTATCTTTTATGTATATTTCAAACAAACTTAGCGTAGACATTTGGCGCTCAATGACAGGACACTAATGGTTCACCTAACTAGAATTTACACAAAGACAGGCGACGATGGCACCACTTCTCTTGGAGACATGAGTAGAACTTCTAAAAATGACCCAAGACTTGAAGCCTTTGCAACCGTTGATGAAGCTAATTCCTACCTAGGTGTAGTGCTTTTACATGTAACTAATCCTGTTATAAAAGATTTACTAACAACAATTCAAAACAACATGTTTGATGTGGGAGCAGATCTTTGTACTCCAGTTGTCGACAATCCAAAAATAAAGCCACTCAGAGTTACACAGGAACAAATAGATTACTTAGAGCAACAGATTGATACCTACAATTCAGAGTTAGAGCCTCTTAACTCATTTGTACTGCCATCTGGCTCTTCAGCTTCTTCGCATCTCCATGTGGCAAGGACAATAGTTCGTCGTGCAGAAAGAAGGACTTGGCATGCTATTCATAGTTTTGGAGAAGGTGTAAATCTTCTGACAGCAAAGTATTTAAATAGACTTTCAGATCTATTATTTGTTTTAGCTCGATATGAAAATAAAGAAAGCGGCGATCAGCTGTGGGTGCCTGGAAACTAAATCTATTGTATTAAATAGTGTCGGCGAGGCTTGTTTAATAATCTATACTTACGACACTAAACTTATAACATTAAATTCATAAGGGAGAATCGTGCCATCAGTTAGCACTTACCTAAAACCTATTCATTCCAATTGGGAGTGGCAGGAAGAAGGAGTATGTAGAAGTTTTGAGACTAATACTTTCTTTCTAGAGAATAGTCTTAGAGGAAAGAAAAAATCTCAAAAAGAAAAAATAGCCGTTTCTATATGCAATACTTGTCCCGTGAAGATGCAGTGCCTAGAGCACGCTCTCAACACTCCAGAAATTTATGGCGTCTGGGGAGGTATGACTGAAGAACAGCGCCATCAGATTTTAAGAAAGAGAGGGATTAAGTTTGAGTACATACGAGTATAGATGCGCTACCTGTAATAAATTAATGGATCTTGATTTCCCCTTTGGTCAAGCACCTCAAACTGCCCCATGTCCTACTTGTGGCAGCGAGGCTAAGAAATTTTTCGGCAAAACATCTGTCATCTTTCGTGGTGGAGGTTGGGCTGGAAAGCGCTAGGATAATCTAGTTCATTCTCGAGAAAAGGACATATATGGACATTCAGTTAGTAATACTTGTTGTCGGAGCTATTGGTGTAGTAATTGCTTACTACGCTATTAAGGAAGATAAACAAGATAAAGAAATTAAACGTCTTGTTGATCGCGCAATTGATCGTGACAACGACGGCTGGGTTTTAGAAGGAACTCCTTTAGCTACTTACAGAGGTTCTAAGAAAAAGGCAGTTGTAAAGAAAAAGACAGTTGCCAAAAAGAAACCAGTCAAAAAGGCAGTGGCAAAAAAGAAAGCTAGCCCTGCCAAAAAGT